TTGTCACCACGCCGGATGTTCTGACTGATTTGGCCATTGTGATTGGCGGCGGCACAAGTGTTGTTCAATCCGGGGATGGGGGCATTGCCGGAACGGTCACGCTTGATGCGGACGCTATTACTTTCACCGCAATCAATCAAATCAGCCTAGCCTCGGAAGTTGATTTTGTCGGTGGTACGCAAAATTATCGCGTTGGGCATGACAACGATAAATTAACTTTACAAAGTCTTGACACTGGTGTCGATTTTGCTTTTGATTTTTATACAAATGATGGTGACGGCACAGATGAACTCGGCATCACTTTTTACAACGTTGGGACACCTGGCTCTATTATAAACAATGAAAACTTATTTATTGGCTCTGAAAATAATGAATGGTGGTTGCTAAGCAATAAGGCTGGAACAGGAACGCTACGAGATATTGTAATTGGCGTATCGCTTGGCAACCCAAATCAAATTAGGGCTTCTGCTAATGGCGTTGTGACCTTGAACAGTCTGGTCACTGTGGATACCACTGGTCAGACGCTAGACATTGAAGCGGTAACTTCGGGCATTGCCTTATTCACCCTAAGTGATGATTTGGGTGCTCCTGGTCTATCAATATCGTTTAACGATTCAACCGACCGATCATTAATTACTGCGCTCAACACCATCGACATAATCTCACAAGGTGCTGATGTTGACATTGTTGCTGATAATGATCTTACCTTAGAAGGCGATAACCAAGTACGCATACTCAGTTTAAGTGCGCCCATATTATTGAATGCACAGACATCGATATCAGCAAACGGTCAGACGTTGGACATTGAGCCTATTACCAATGGCACAGCGAAATACTCGCTGAGTAATTCTGTCGGAGCGGAGTCGTTCTTCGTATCGTTCAACGATCTCACTGCTGATACCCAAATGGTTGCACCGTTCTTGTTCGATATCATATCGGACGCTGGCAATCTCAACCTTACGGCAACAGCAGGTGAGATCAATCTTACCGCCGGAGCAGGTGGCATGACGCTTGACTCGACTGGACTGCTTATCATCCGCTCGGATGCCGCAAGCGATGTTGCAATATCTGCTGGCGTTGCGATGAATATCACTGCTGACACAGGCGATACTTTCATCACCACCTCCGTTGGGGATCTCAACCTTGTCACTGGCGGTCAGATCGTAATGAATAGTCTGGTCACTGTTGATACCACAGGCCAGACACTTGATGTCGAGGCTCTAACTTCTGGTATTGCTAGATTTACCCTGAGTGATGACGCTGGCGTTGTCGTTGCTGATTTTAATTTCAACGATAGCACTGATGGAACCGAGCTTAGCGCGACAGGTGAACTCGTGATTAATACCCCGATGTTTTTAGGCGTTAACGGCGGCCAACTTGAGCTTACGAGCGGCACAACCCTTAGCATCACTTCGGGAGGAACAGGCGACATAACGATAAACGGGGCAGATGACGTTAATATCATTGCAACAGATAACATCACTTTTTCTGCAGTTGGCGTTGGTAACGGAATTGTAGAGCCACTCGCACTTTTTCATAACAGAAACGATGGTGGCGATTTCATCATTAATTTCCGTTATGAGAATGACGGAAGCAACCCTGCCGTAATTGATAAATTCATAGGTGATCGAGATCCGAATGGCAACGTCACCGGATCGGGTGGCGATGAATATAATCGAGGTAGTGGTGAAACGTCTGGCTCTTATGAAAGCCTTGAAGAAACAACCGGAAACGAATGGCACAAGAGGGATGTCAGCCCACCGACTAGAATAATAATCAACAGCACTGCTGAGTATGAAGCACTAGGGAGTGGCGATGTCATCACTGTTACCGGAACGCTTACGCTGATATTTAATGTCAGAGTTTTTTCAGCTACAGTTTTTGATGTTCAAGCTGGAGCCGATCTTGCTCTTGTCAGGGGCAACATTGGCGGAGGAATATTTTCTGATGCAATTACAGCCGCCACTATGTTTACCGGAAGCGATGCTTCACTTGTATTGGATGGCGTGGTTCTTATTTCTCAAAATGGCATGACTTTATTTGATTGGGAGCATGGCGAGTCACAAAATGCACCGCAAAATGTGGGCATCCGAAACAACGCTGTTTTTATAGGCTTCCAAACGGGAGAAATTCGCAAGATATCTACTTCACCAACAGGTGGTGCTTTTCAGGTCAGAGATTCGTCTTTTATAAATTGGTTGAGTGGGCTTACGATAATCGACACCTTTGTCAATACAAGTAACGTTGGCTTGGGACAGTTAACTACAGGTGATGCAGGAGAGGCTTTTTATAATGTTCTCAGCACCACGCAAACACTTCCGCCACAGGTAAAAATCACCAACCCAACAGGGCAACTCAAAGCTGGCGAAACGCTTGTACGTTTTGATCCTGGTGGCAGTAGTATTGCCAACTTGTCCATATCAGGAAGCAACCTTGATTTCTTGGGAGACTTTTTCGACACGACAGGAATTGCCCCGACTGCGTTTACCGGCGTGGTTGATAATTCTCTCGCCGCGACTGCTATCACCAGCGTTGCCGCTGGAACCAACGGCACAGTTGCCCGTTTTGACACAGGCGGTGCTATTCCCATTTTGGGGCAGACTGCAACGATATCTGGTTTTATCACCAATACGGATTACAACGTAACTGGGCGGATATCCTTCACATCTGGCACTACTTTTGAAATTGAATTTGTTGTTTTCGGCACGACTGAAACAGGCAGTGTTCTTGCTAATGGCGTGACAATCACATCGACCGCACATGGGCTGGCCGATGATACCGGCGTGTTGCTTGATACGGATGATGTCACGGACTATGACGGCGGTTTTCACATCTACAATGAAACCACCAACACGTTCGATGTTTCCACTGTCTTCACTGAAACACAAACAGGCACATGGAGCACTCAGGGTCTTGACCAGCAAGCGGTGTCGGTACTCGCAATAAATAATCAGGATTTGGTAGACAGTCATTATATTGCAACGGCATTTGTAAATAATAATGTTGCCGCCTCCGGCCCAATAGTTAATGGTGTCTTTACCGACATGACCTTTGGGTTTACGCCAAGCACATCGTTGATCGAAGGCTCCACGCGAGAGCGGTGGAAGCTGATTGATCCCGTTATTTGCTTATATGAATACACAGGCAACGAACCTTTCGATGGGCTTATCACTTCCGATGCTACTTCCGAAAGTTCTGGTGGTGCTCAGGATTTCAGATATAAATGGTTGCACACAATCACCGCTTTTATATCAGAAAACACTATTGGCTTTGATGTCAGTGGCGTTATAGCTGACACTGGATTTGGATTTTTGAATGCTGGATTTCGAGTTGGTGACAATTTTGCTGTTACAAACACGGCATCCAATAACGGGAATTACAAAATTGCGGCCATACAAGCAGATCAAATTACTGTATCTGACGAAGATACTTTAGTTTCCGAGGCGGTAGGCACGGCAACGCTTACTGGAACGTTTGGGAATTTACCGGATGACGTAGAGGGTCAATCTTCTATTGGCAGTACCGCAAAGAGTATTTCAAAAACGTTTCCACTTGCGGCTGTGAAAGGCGACCAGATCAAACCAGCACAAACACGCAATAGCGGATCAAGTTCAATCATTCACCAATTCTTTTCAATGTACGCAACGATGTGATGAAATTATGAACAAACCAATGAGCGATGAGGTGCTTGAAGAACTCGAAGAACTTACGAATGTTCCCCACGATGTTGGTGGTGCTAATGATCTTATTTTGAAAGCTGTTAGCGAGATCAAGAGAGCGCAATCTTCGGAAAAAGCATACATGGAGAGAAATCGTTTTCTTGAAAAAAAAGAACTCAATAAATGTGGGAATTGTCGTTTTTGGGGAGAAGACGGTGAAGGAGCATTAAGCATTTGTGTAGATACTATAAGGGATTTCAAATGCGACAACTGGGAATGAAAACCAGCCAAATATTCAAGAAACGATTTAGGTGACAATATGCCCCTAACTTATAAAGGTGAAATTTACCGGGACGACCTTCTCAACAGGTTCACAAGTCATACTTTCGATACTCCAACCACAGTTGGATCGAAGACAAGGATTGTGTTCAGAGATGGTGGTTCTGTTCTGATTGATGAAGCGACTAAACTTGAAGTCGATGACGCTTACAAAGCGATAAGGCTTAGGCTTGTGGGCACGTTTGATGAAGTAATGCCCAGGCTCACAGTGGCACAAAGGGATGCTCTGACAGCCCCTGATGATGCCTTACAATTTTTTGAAACAGATGCAGATGAAGTGCAGATTCACTATCAGGGTTTATTTGAAACGGTTGGTGCCGGTGAGTGGAAAGTACGCACAGCAACAACTGTCCAAACCACCGATGCCACCCAAACGACTATTGACTCGTTCACAATAGATGACCTTGAGACTTACATGGTCAGGATACACGTGGTTTGCACAGAATCAACGGCAGCACAACGTGGGTCTTTTATTAAAACGGCTACCGTTTATAGATCAGGCGGTGGTGCCGTTGTGGAAGGGGCTGTCAGTTCTCAACATGATGTGTCAAGCGTGGTTCAATATGATGCGACTATAACAGTCTCAGGAAATGAAGTCCGTGCCAGTGTGACAGGCTTTGGTACGGATATTCTTAACTGGAAATGTTCAATGCAATTCATTGAGCAATAAGAAAGGTAAAACTATGACTACAACAGAAGCATTGGCTCTATTGGAAAATACTTGTCTCGTTCATATGGTTCAAATTCCAAAAGATAATAGACCAAAAATATTAGAAGCAGCAGATATTTTGAGGAACCTAATTGATCTCCACAATGATAAAGAAGAAAAAAAGGATGAATAATGGCTAAATTTAGAAAGAAACCAGTCGTGATTGAAGCGGTTCAATACACGGGAAAAAATTTCAAAGAAATTATGGAATTCGCAAAGGATTCTGGTCGTGAATTTGGGGAGGATTTTTTGGGAGATGAAATGACCATAAAAACCCTTGAAGGAGAAATGACAGCTAATAAAAATGATTGGATCATCAAAGGCGTGAAAGGTGAATTTTACCCGTGCAAGCCTGATATTTTCGAGCTAACTTATGAATCAGAAAACCAAGAACTCCGCTCCATTGAGAAACAAAAAGCCGATAATGGTAAAAAGGATGAATAATGGCCGAACCAATAAAGGGATTGCCATGGACGTTTCCGATAACCCTCGACAGCGTGTTGAACTCAGGGTTTCAGGTGAACCCTACCCTCTCCGCTGGAGATTTCCAAATATCCCTGGACGGCTCTGCTTTCTCAAATCTTGCCACCTTGCCAGTGGTTTCACCGGCAGGGTCTGCCCAAGTTCTGATTTCCTTAAGCGGGGCCGAAAGAGATGCTGACGTTGCACTTTTATTGGCAGTTGACCAGGCCGGTGATGAATGGGAACAACTGGCCGTTCAAATGGATATTCCGGTATCCACCTCTGAAACGGCGGTTGATCTTTTGGAGGGCGATCATATTGAAACAAGTTCGAGTTTGATAATAAACAAAAAGGGAACAACAACACCCGTATTATCAAAAACCATTACAGGGAGTTTGCTCCCTGTAACGGTGACAATCAGGACACTTGATACTTAATAATCTAAAAAAGGAGATTAATCATGTCAATTCAAAGCATTCAACAAGTGGTTCATAAACCAGGAACAAGAAAACCCCGTAAACCCAGGAAGTGAAAAAATGAATCAGTATATGGCACTTCATTGGGGGCAGGTCAAGGCCGCCGATATTTTTGCGATTGGCACCGGAACATATCGTGGCAGGATAACCAAGGGTAGAGGCTGTGTATCGTCTATGGAACAACCAATTTTTATTATGAGAATAGCAGCATCTTCATTGGAATATGACCAAGAGTTGAAATTGAACGATGGCAAACACAATAAATCCTAAACAATGTAGGAAAGGATGCCGCAATCTGACTGGGCAGATATTATCTAACCCTGCCAGAGGTTTTATTGTCGATGGAATCAATTTAATTGGAAACATTCCACCGAAAACCGGTAGAGGGAGGATTAAACTCCGACCGTTTCGGGGAGGCATATTTTAAATGAGTGCTATCCCGATCACCACAAAAGGCGGCGATTTACCTTTTCAGTTTGATTTGGATGGGTTGCCGCTCGATGGTTTCATTTGCACCATTACGGTTAAAAAAAGGCCAGAGTTGGAAGATGAAATCACCCCCAGGGTGATAGAACCAACCGATGACCTTTGGACTGGGTTTTTGACCACAACAGAAATTGCTTCTTTATCAGTTGGCCGCCATGAACTTATTGCGTTGATTGAAAATACCAACACTTTGGAAGGACAACAAAGGCCAAAGAGGTTCTTTGTTATAGATTCTTTCTCAACTACTGACCCAATTTCTTGGGACAGTCTCGTAGGCAATTGGGACAGTCTTGTAGGGAATTGGGACAGTCTTTAAAAATAAATGAGCCAATTATGCCACAAGCCGACTATGTCATAGAAGACCAATTAATGCAGCCTGCCAGGTTAGAAATAAATACTAACCTGCAAGCCATAGCGACAAATAATTCCGGTGCTGTGGAACCTTCTTCAACATTCCCTTATCAGTGGTGGGTGGACACAACTACCGGGTTATTGAAAATAAGAAATGCGTTGAATACAGACTGGATAACAGTCGGGTTCGTAGCTCTTGATAATTTGGGTCATGCTTTAACTGCTAATCCATTATCCCAATTTGCTTCAACTACATCTGCTGAATTATTGGGAGTGATCTCGGATGAAACCGGAACCGGCCAACTTGTTTTTGCAACAAACCCCACGCTTGTAACTCCCAGTTTAGGGACTCCTTCTGCAATAATTCTTACAAACGGCACCGTTCTTCCATTGACCACTGGAGTTACTGGCAACCTTCCCGTCACAAATTTAAACAGTGGAACCAATGCTTCGGCTGACACATTTTGGCGTGGGGATACGACCTGGGCGGCGGCAGGAATAGTAGTTCAGGAAGTGAATTTTCAGGATGGGATATTAAACACCGGCACGACTACATTCCCTGTCGATAACACAACCCCACAAATTACAGAAGGTGATGAATATATGACATTGGCAATAACCCCAACAAATGCAGCCAACCGACTCTTGATCGAGGTTGATTGGTTTGGAGCACATAGTGCCGCAGACGTTCAGATGTCTATGGCTTTATTCCAGGATTCCACTGCCGACGCATTGGCATCTGCGTTAGAACCAAGACCGGGGGTTATAAATCAACGTTCACATATCAGTTTAAGGCATTCCATGATCGCCGGAACGACTTCATCGACCACTTTTAGAGTAAGAGCAGGTTCGGCTTCTCCTGGAACAACAACATTTAATGGTGCTGGGGGAATTGGTAATTATAACGGCACATTGGCTTCGGTAATAATCATCACTGAATCAAAAGTATGAAATGAGCGTTATTCCTACAACTACCAGAGGTGGCGATTTACCTTTTCAATTCGATTTGGATGGATTGCCTCTAGATGGTTTCATCTGCACAATCACGGTTAAAAAGCGTTCAGAATTGCCGGATGAAATCATCCGTAGGGTCATCACCCCAACAGACGATCTTTGGACGGGGTTTTTAACCACAACAGAAGTCGCTGGTTTGTCCATTGGCCGTCATGAACTTATTGCGTTGATAGTCAATTCGAGCACTTTGGAAGGACAGGAAAAACCAAAACGCTTTCAGGTCACAGCCAGTTGGAAAACTTGAATTATGACAACTTTAAAAGATTTAAAACCGGACACCAAAAACGCCCGCAAGCATAACCCCAGAAATATCGGCATGATAGCCGATGCGTTGCGCGAAGTTGGCGCGGCCCGATCCGGAGTCATCGACGAAGATGGCAATATTTTAGCTGGCAATGGCACCTATGAAGCCCTCGCCGAAGCTGGGATTGAAAAAGTAAAAATCGTTGAAGCCGATGGAAATGAGTGGGTCGTTGTAAAACGGTCCGGATTGACCAAAAAAGAAAAAGCCAAACTCGCTCTTTATGACAACCGCACGGCGGAATTGGCCGATTGGGACATTGATAACCTTGGCCTGCTGGATGACGAACACGAAAATATTTTTGACAATATTTTCTCCCAAGATGAATTGGATGAATTGTTCGGAGATGACTCAGGCCCTGGTGAATTGGAAGGCGAAGACGATGCCCCAGAACCACCAGTAGAACCGACAACCAAACTGGGGGATATGTATCAGTTGGGCGATCATTTTCTTTTGTGTGGCAATTCAACTGATAAGGCCCAAGTTGACAGGCTTATGGATGGGCAGAAGGCCGACATGGTTTTTACTGACCCGCCGTATGGGATCAACGAAAAAACTGACAGAGTTTTTGCGAGTCGTACACGTGTGACAAAAGGAAATAGTTTCCCAAAAATTATTGGGGACAAATCTATTGACACCGCTTTAATTGCTTTTGAAATTGCCAATAGTCTGTCAGATATTGTTTGTTATTGGGGAGGCAATTATTTTTCTTATAAACTTCCGCCATCTCCTTGCTGGATTGTTTGGGATAAGAGGGTTGAGGATAAACAAAGAGATGTTAATAGCGATTGCGAACTTGCGTATATTAAACATCCCTCAAAAAAATCAGTAAGGATTTTTAGGCATCTTTGGAAGGGAATGATTAAAGGTTCCGAGAATGGCCAACGTCGAATTCATCCAACCCAAAAACCAATTGCCTTAGCAGAGTGGTGTTTTATTGAACTTGATAAAGAAGGCAGATCTGTAGTCGATCTTTTCGGCGGATCCGGATCGACCATGATCGCCTGCGAAAAAATGAATCGAAAATGCTACATGATGGAAATTGACCCTGCTTACTGTGATGTGATTGTCGAACGATATAGGAATTTATTTCCGGAAAAAGAAATATGTCTGATGAAGATGTAAAAGAATATCCCAATTTAAAACCCTTTGAACCAGGTAAATCTGGCAACCCAAAAGGCCGACCAACAGGTGCAAAGACTGGGCTTAGAGCACGTCTGTTGCGGGCTCTGGATGATAAAGCCGACGCTGATATTTTAGAAAAGCTCAAAGAAAAGGGCATAAATCTCAAAGATAATGATTATGCGGAAGTCATTGCCCACGTTTTGATAAGGCAAGCTGTCAAAGGAAATATTCAATCGATCAGAACCCTTTTGGAAAACACCGAAAGCCCAATGCCAAAAGAAATTAACTTAACCGGCGATATGATTGTATATATTGGAGACAAAGATGCTGGCAACCTCTGATGGGATAATACAAAACAAAGAATTTGTATTGACTGCTAAACAGAGTGAAGCCGTTGATCTTATCAGTTCACCGGCCACTAACATATTGTTTTATGGCGGTGCCCGCTCTACAAAAACATTCACTTTCGTTCGTTCTATCCTCAATCGTGCGATTGGTGTTCCAAAATCCCGCCATTTGATTGCTCGGTTCCGTTTCAACCATGTCAAAGCCTCTATCGTTTACGATACTTTCCCAAAAGTCATGGAACTGTGTTTTCCCCAAGTACGTTACAAGTCCAATAACGTCGATTGGTTTGTCGAATTCAAAAACGGATCTCGCATTTGGTTTGGCGGGCTGGATGATAAGGAACGCACTGAAAAAATCCTAGGGAATGAATATGCCACCATATTTCTAAATGAAGTTTCACAATTATCTTACGGAAGTTACCTGACCCTGGTCACACGATTGGCTCAACAGTGTTTTTATGAGAAGGACGGAGAGATTAAGGAATTGCGTTTGAAAATGTTTTGTGATGAAAATCCACCGTTTAGGAGCCATTGGAGCCACAAACTTTTTATAGACAAAATTGAACCTGAAGAAAAACTTGCCTTAAAAGACCCGGAAAATTACATCAGTTTCAAGATGAACCCAGTTGACAACCGGGAGAACCTTTCAGAAAAGTATTTGAAATCGCTTGATAACTTGCCAAAACGTAGGCGTGACAGGTATTACCTCGGACTTTTCGGCGATGACACTGAAAACGCTCTTTGGACTGATAAAATTCTGAACGACAACCGAGTCGATAATATTCCCGAAAACGTCACCATCGTCCGCACCGTGGTTGCGGTGGATCCATCCGGTGCAAGCGATAACCCCGAAGAACACAATGACGATATTGGCATCGGCGTGATTTCATTAGGATCGGACGGCATCGCCTATGTTTTGGAAGACTTGACCTTACACGTCGGCCCCGCAGAATGGGGCAAAGTGGTCGCCTCGGCTTATGACCGTCATGAAGCGGACCGAGTGGTCGGCGAAGAGAATTTTGGCGGTGCTATGGTTCAGCACGTGGTAAGAACGGCAAAACCACTCATTTCATACAAATCTGTCCGGGCATCCAAGGGTAAAGCAATAAGAGCCGAACCTATCAGTGCGTTGCACGAGACCGGGAAAATAAAATTTGTCGGTCGATTCGATGAACTGGAGGACGAATTAACCTCCTTCACCACGACAGGTTATACCGGTAGCAAATCTCCTAATAGAGCGGATTGGTTTGTATGGGGGATTTATGAATTATTCCCCGGCTTGACCAAACCAAAAAAGAAAAGTCATGATGAAATCTATAAAAATGTTCCCAAACTAAAACGCTTCGGGCACACCGGAAGATAACCAAAGAAAACGTTATGTCTAAAGAAAATAAAAAAATCAGTGATTTGGATCATGCTGACCCTGGATGCCCAAATTGCGAAGGTGAAGGATGGGTTTGTGAAGTTCACGAAACAATCCCTTGGGATTTTGGCGATGGTTGTTGTGGCGAAGCTGGGACACCGTGCCAATGTAACCCGTTGAGTGAGCGTAAATCCATTCTCAATTAGTTTTTTATTAAAGGAAATTAATATGGTCGTTAAAGTACTGGATCTAGACGATATCCCGATCCTAATACGAGATACCTCAGACGTTCAGGAACTATTAGAGAAATATAAAGTTGATATTGCGCGGGATGGCGATGCAACGCAGGTTCAACGCGAACAAGCCAGCCAGGATATGCGCTATATCCACGTTGTCGGTGGCTCCTGGGAAGGTTTTTTTGATAATGAAACTGCGGATCGAGTGCGGCTCGAATTTCCATTAATAACAAACTTCACGACAAGGCTTTTAGGTGAGTGGAACAAAAACCGTATGGGGGTTGATTTCAAACCCGGCGACAACCCTAAAACAACCGACAAAGAAGCAAAGTTAATGAATGGTATTTACCGCCGAGATTTTAATTCTTTCGGCAGTGGAAAAAAGGCCCTCGACAATGCCGTGGCCGAAGCCATAACCTGCGGATATGGTGCAATAAAACTTGGTGAAAAATTCGTTGACAAAACTGACCCCGAAAATGAATTAACCGACATCGAATTCAGGACGATTCATAACGCCTACAATGCGGTATTTTGGGACAATGCTTCTCAGGAAATGGACAAAAGTGATGCCCGTCATGTGAACGTGCTGACTCGTTATACTCGTGAAACTTTTAAAGAAAAATTTCCTGATGCTACTCCATCCTCTGCTTATGACCCTGAGAATTTTCATATAAGCAATACAAGTGGAAACAGGATTAACGATGTCGATGCCGCAATTTATGTTGCAACCCGATATCATAGAACCAAATTCAAACAAAAAGTCTTTGTTTATTTCAATAGTGCAACACAAGAAAAGGAACTCTTCGATGAAGAAGATCATGAAGAAAAGTTATCAGAAATTAGGAAAAACCCAAGTCTAAAGAAAATCAGGGAACGAACTATTGAAATAGAAGGGATAGAAAAAGCTGTTTTTAGTGGCGATGAAATTTTCGAGGAACCAAAATTTATCACGGGACAAAGGCTTCCCATCGCTCCCCTTTATGCCCACAGAGGATATGTTGATGGTGAAGAATGGTATCGTGGTGTTGTGCGACCACTCAAAGATTCGGGCCGTGTATTTAACTCCTTAATGTCTCAGCTTATGGAGACATCAGCTTCAAGCAACGCTGATATCCCCATCATGACGCCTGAACAAATGGAAAATGAATTGGCTCAGCAACAATGGGCCAACCCAGGCGACCAATCTTATTTACTTTTGGATAACGTAACAGATGAAGACGGTAAAATTATCCAATCCGGACCGGTCGGCTATCTCAAAGCCAGACAAGTTGACCCAAGCTCCGGAATGCTCTTGCAACTCATCCCTCAGATTTTAGATAAATTGATGGGCGGAGCCCCGCAAGAAACCTTTGATTCTAATACCTCTGGAAAAGCAATTGCGGCCATTAAAAAAGTCCAGGATTTGGCAACCCAGCCCATTATGGAAAATTTCTCTACTGGCATTCAATGGATTGGCGTCATCTATTTTTCAAAAGCTGTTGAAACATATGCCACCAATCGAATGATGAGAATCGTTGGCATCGACGGCACCGAAACCTCTGTTGAATTAATGAAAAACGTTTTCGACACCAAAACCGGCAAGGTCATACAAACCAATAATATCAAAGATCAGGAATTCAGAGTCTATTCAGACGTTGGCCCACAATACGAAACATTGAGGGAACAGGAAGTCGAAGAAGACAAAGCAATGCTGGCTGCTATGCAAAATATCCCAGGATCTGAACAGTTTGCCATGGTCACGCTTTCCAATATGTTCATCAACTCCACTGGCCCTGGCTCTGAATCAAAAAGAAAGATCGGACGCCGTAACCTGATTTTAATGGGTGTTTTGGAACCTGAAACCGACGAAGAGATCCAAATGTTCCAGCAGGCCACTCAGCAACAACAGGAATCTAATTCGCAGGAAGATTTGGTCAAAGCGGCAACCGCTCAGGCGGCTGGAGAAGCGCAAAAATTCATATCTGAAGCCAAAAACCTTGATTCTAAATCGCTTGATAACTTGGCAAGTTCGGAATTGAAGAAAACTCAAGCCGTTAAAAACATTGTAGAACTTTCTTTGAATCAGGCAAAAACTCAGTCCGACATCCGCGTCAATGAATCGAAAATAAAAAAGGAACAGGCTGACCTTGACATGGAAATTTTACAGCAAATTGCAGCTTTGCCCATTTAACAGGAGACAATTATGGCTGACATTGCGGTTCGGCTGGGGAAATCACCAAAAAGAATGAAGCAAGTGACTGGTAATAAGAATATATTAAAAAAGGTCAAAGAATTAAAATCCGTTAATAAGCAAATTGCAATACGGGAAAAGTCTTTACAGAAAAGGTTTGAAACGAGTGATAAGCTTTTCACAAAACGGCGGAAAATTGAAGAGCAATTGGGGATATGAAAATATTATTTCTTTTTTTAAGATCTAAATTGTCCTATCTCTGGAGGATTGGTTTGATAGAAAGAACAACGGCTTTTCGATGGGAAATGGATTTTTACGTATCTCCGTTAAAACCTTGGTGGAGATAAGATTTACTTTATTGATTTGTTAGGTATTTAAAATGTTTCGTGAATTACTTGAGTTTTTAAAATTGCTTGTAAAAAAGCAATGGACTGGTAAAATAACACTTGATTTCCACAAAGGTGGATTAAAAAAAATTAAAAAGGAAGAAGAAATTAAAATCTAAATACAGGTAGCAACACACAGAGGCCACTATTTATATGCCCTGTTTGGAGTCTTTATGACTCTGAGCAGGGCTTTTTTTTGTTTTTTTTCAATCGGGCTACGCGATGCCTGAACCGTTTCTCGGAACGAAAAACCGTGCCGTTCACGGACGTATAACCGTGCCGTTTCATGGAACGTAAAACCATTGGCCATCAGAAATGATTGCACTCTCTAAAATCCATACCGGAGAAAAAACATGGGACAAGAACAGGATCAAGACGAGCAAACAGCAACAGTGACCCTGGATGAAAAGCCAAAAGTTGACCAAGAAAACGTTGAAAACCTGGAACAAATCGACGGTCAAGTTTTAGAACAGGATGACGGTCAGGGCCAGGAAGAAGACGACCAAAAAGGTGAGACCAAAGCTGAAGAAGAAGATCTTGGGGTCGAAGTTGTATTGGAATCTTCTGATAAAGCTCCCGAAAAAGAAACGCGAAAAAACTTCGGGAAACGCATTCAGAAGATGAACGAGAAAATTGATGTTGCGGAGCAAGGCGAACAAAAAGCCAACGATAAGTTGCAAAAGGCCAATGATCGCATCGCTCAGTTGGAGGACCAAAATAAGATTCAAAACTTGGCTTTGGACAAAAATGGCCAAGGTTCTGATCCCAATGGTCCGCCTGATCCGGAAAAATTTGATGCTGGTGAATATGACCCGGAATACAGGAAACAACTCAACGCATATCAGGACGCTCGCCAAGACGCTCGCATGGATCAGCGATTTGCGAAAAAGGTGCAAGAGGTTGAAGGAACTGCCAAAGAAAGGCAGGTGCAAAATGCACGGGATTACGCTCTGGAACAAAAGCAGGAAGTTCATTACGACAGAGCCTTGAATATGGGAGTGCCCAAGCAGGATTACTACGATACAGAAGATAAAGTCATCGCTGTATTAGGTAAGGCTGCGGTCAATACCATTATCAAGAGCATCCCCAACGCGCACAAAATTCTTTATTACCTCGGTAAAAATCCTAAAGCCGTTGAAGAAATTGCTGATTCCTTAAATGCTGATCCTGTCACTGGGATTAATGACATAGCAGTTATGGGCGCAAAAATAACTGTTAAAAAAATAACAAAACATGTCCGCGACCCTGACAAGGAATTGGAAGGGGGAACGCCCGCATCTTCTAAAAAGATGAGGGGGCCACCAGGCGCGACATTTTCATAAGGAATTAGAAAATGGCAAACAATTTTGACAGTAATTTTACTGAAAAACTCATGCGGATATTTCTGGAGAAATTCGAGTCCGCACGTGTGTTGTCGAAAAACGTAAACACACAGCTTTTGAGTGGAGTTTACGACCCAAACAGCGGTGATGTTGTTTCATTCAAACGACCTACGGATTTCACCGCTGTTGAGAATGCTACAGGTGATTTAACGGGTGTTACCCCGGACGACATTATTGCTGGTAAAGCATCTGGTGTTGTGCAGAATTACATCACGGTTTTTGTAAATTTTGATGAAGCGGACCAAGCTCTTAAAATGGGGCAAATAGACGAGTTGTTGGCACCAATGGCGACTCGTGTTGTCACCCAATTGGAGTTAAATTTTGCAAGATTCATGATGAGAAATTCCGGTCTGTTGTCTGGTGATTATGGTGTGCCAGTCACAATTTGGGATCATGTCGCAAATTTTAGTTCTGTCATGCAAGCCACCGGCGTTCCGATGGACAGCACCTGGAATGTTGCGATCAACCCGTTCACTCAAACTGCTTTGGCATCAAATCAAAGGTCTTTGGGTTCTGGCGGAGTTTCTGGTGCTTTGGTTATGAGCGCACATGAACGAGCTATGATTTCCTCTAGCTTCGCAAATATGCAGGTCATGTCTGCAACGACTTTGGCCACACATACTCAACCTGCAACAGGTGACAGGAGCGGTACAGTCGTTGGAACGCCGTCACCTACTTATGTAGCTGCCAAGGACACAATGACCCAGCTTATCAACGTTGATGGATTTGGTACATTCACCGGAACCATTCCTGCTGGTACGGTTATTCAGATAACGGGTGCTGTTGATGCTTTGAACAGACTCAATCTTTCAACCCGTGAAGAAATCGTCGATGGTTCAGGTAACGCGGTGTTATTCACCGGCGTTTTGGAACTAGATTTGGTTCTTGCAACTGGTGCAGGTCCAGCGACAATAACTGGTCCCGCAATTTTTGAAAATGCTCCTGGTACTGGTGGTCATAACACGGTTAATCGTGCCATTGTTGCCGCTGATGTTGTAACCCTTTTAGGTTTGGATTCTGTAACTTACCAACCGAATCTTTTTTGGCACAGGCAGGCTTTTTCCATTGGATCAGTTGACATCAAGAAATTGTTCTCAACCGATACTTTGGGCCAGACGGAAGACGGTATGAAACTACGTGTCAGTAAATTTGCTGATGGTGTGACCAACGTTCAGAAAATCAGAATTGATTTGCGGCCTGCTTTTGCAGCCTTGAATCCGTTCTTCGCTGGGCAGGGTTGGGGTATCACTCCGTAACTGCAATTCAATTTGTTTGGATGATGTGGGGCGTTCTTCGCCCCGCATTTAATCTCCTATAAGGACAAAAATGTCTTCTGGGACCAAAATAATAACAAAAGCGTTTAAGCGGCTCGGTGTATTCACCGTTTTTAACATCCCTCCCAATGAAGCAATCATTGAAGGAATGGAGAGATTAAACGGCATGTTGGACAGTTGGAGAACAAAATTTGTAAATATTCCATTCAACGAATTGACCGTGCCAGGCCAAGAATTGGGTGAACCTGTTGATGCAACAAATACCATTATCGATAATTTAGCAATAAATTTGGCGCCAGATTATGACGGTACTGAAACCGGAAATGTTTCTCCGACTTTAATACGAAATGCCAGAGTAGGCTTGATCAATTTGAAGAGGGCTTATCGATGTCAGCCCATTCCGCAGTTCACCTTATCCAGCACAACACCAGTCGGCCAAGGCAATCAAGATGGATTGTTTAATCTTAGCGTTTTTTGGGGTGTCAATAGACCAAAAGGTGGGTAAATTTTAATAAAAATTCAGGAGAAGAAGATGTCTCAAAATTTGGAAGATAGGAACGAATTTGCATCTAGTTCAATATTTAAAAAAATGTTTCAGCATTCTGATCCAGAAAAAAACCCGGAATCAGATGCAATTAATAATTTGGATAAATTACTTTCCAAAATACCGAAAAAAGAAAATTTAAATATTTTAGAATGGGAAGATCTTGAAAAACTACAATCCAATAATCTGCGTTGATTTTGATGGAGTTATCCATTCGTATAATTCGGGATGGAAAGGTGCTGATATTATCCCTGACCCGCCTGTCCCTGGTGCTATTAAATGGCTTGAGGATCATTTGCCTGTCCCCGATGAATTGGGTATGAGCGGTGAATATAAGGGGCCTATCGTTCAAATATATTCCTCTCGCTCAAAGCAAAGTGGCGGAATTAAGGCAATGAAGGAATGGCTGATCCGGCATGGTTTGCACAAGAGTTATATCTCGGATGGAATTTTAGAATTTCCAACACAGAAACCAGCGGCATTTTTAACGATAGATGATCGGGCAATCTGTTTTCGAGGGACGTTTCCAACTACTGATGAAATGATGCAGTTTAGACCTTGGAATAAAAAACCTGAAATTGGCGAGCTTGAAGCTATCATTGACCGGTTTCCTGATTCGATAGAATTAGGATCAAACGGCTCAATTATTGTCAAACAACCCAATCGATAGACCAAAAGGTGGGTAGAAACAATGGCTGAAATCCCATTTCCTGATGGACTGCAAGGCGTAAACGCTTTGCCAAAAACCAAAAGGGTTCTCACAAATTGTTATAGGAATAGAAAAGGGGAGCTTTTGGGTCGCCGTGGAATCGATCAACTGAATACCACTGGAAAAGTTGCCAGAGGGCAATTTGAATGGGATGAAAATCTTTATCAGGTGGTTTCGTCAAGCCTTATCAAAATAACCGATTTGACAACCGGTGCTTTTGTAACCATCGGCACAATTGCAGGATCCGCAACTATTCAAACAGCTATCGGATTCAATGATGCAGTCATTATCGTTAAGAACGGTGCCCTTTATACTCTAGGGAAAGAAACCGACACAACTGCCATTTCAAGCGTTGGAAGTGCATTCGGTGGCGTTGCCAGATTCAATCATGGCGGTTCTGCAGTGGGTGGGATTTCGACAGTCACCATAATAAATTTTGCAGCAAATCCTTTATACAATGTGGAAAACACGAGCGTTTCATCTGTGGAACCTGAAATTTTTTCCACTGGTATTTCGAGTGTCACAGACAATGGAGGTATTGCTGTATTCAATCATTCCGGAACCTCACCCCAATTAGGCCAGGAAGTCACAATTTCTGGTTACATAACCAACACCGCCTACAACACAACAGGCACGGTCACTGCCAGAACAGCATCCAACTTTGAAATCTCAGCAATTGCTTTTGGCACCGACGAAGCTGTTGGAAGTTATGTTGGGCAAGCCTCATTTACCATCTCTTCAATAACGTTTGGAACTTCTGAAACGGTTGGTTTTTTTGCATCAATTTTGACCAATATTCTTGGCAATGCGAATTTTCGTACTTGTGTCAGCGTTACTCACAAAGACAATCGATTTATTTATTGTCCTGCAGACGGCTCCCCAGTTTTCTTTTCTGATGTGGGTGACGCTGGGAGTGTGCAGGTAGCCAGTTTTTTTGATGCAGAACAATTACCGGATGAAAATAATCAAGTATGGACATTAAAAAATATTCTCTTTATTACCGGAACGGATTCAATAGAACAATTCCAAAACAGAGGAACCACACCGGTTCCATTCGTCAGAAGTGATGCCGGTGCAATTGATGCCGGTTTTATCGGCGGGGCGTTGGAATATAGAAACACCTTTTTATTTGTGGGCAGAGACAAAAATCAAGATTTTGGCATATACAGCATAGGCTCTGGCATCGCCCCAAAGATCTCTAACAAAGCAATAGATACAATTCTTGGCACCTACACCATCAATGAATTATCCGAAGCGGTTGCAAGCCGAGTGAAATGGGAGGGTGATGACATCGCTACCTTTACGTTCAGGCGAGATTCCTTCGGTTTCTTTAATGGCGAGTGGTTTAGATTGGACACATTAATAAACGGAACTTCTCGACCTTGGAGAGCCGGTTTTATAACTGAATTTGCAGGCGATTATTACACAGCGTTTGAAAACAAAATTGGCATATTTCAAGATTTAAATACCGACTATGGCGAAAGAACCATCCGTGTTATTCAATTCGGCATAAAACAACCAAATGATGATTGGTTCAGAGTGCAAAGCGTGACCCTTGGCATTAGCCAAGGCTTTAACGATATCGACACTTCTTCAGGTGTGGCAATTCAAATCAGCTTAGATAACCGCCTATTTTCTGAACCGTTTTTTCGCAACCTAAGTGCCATTGGGAATTATGCCAGCAAATTAGTGTGGAATTATCCTGGAGGCATTGGGAATTTTGAAGGGTTTATGGCTATAAGAATTTCCACTGCAGAAGATGTGAAATTCTCATCCGATCATTTAATCGTTGATGCAAAAGGGGCACTTGAACTGGCATGAGTGAAAAAACATCTGGCAGACCGCATCATAGTATTCCATTTGGAACAGCGGAAAATGGCGTCGTCACAATATCAGATGAATGGCAGGCGTATATCGATACGCTTGACTTTTCAATCAACCTATTTTTGGGCGACAGCTTAATTTTAGAAAAATACACCGTAGCAACTGTTCCACCAGCTGAAGACAACGCCCTCGGTATCATCGGGATCACCGACGAAGTCGGCGGCCAAACCCCAGCATGGTCAAACGGAACCGATTGGTTAAGATTTAGCGATGGAGCGGTTATAACAACATGAGCCATAGAAATTTGAATGAAAATGAAGTTCATTGGAAACTCACTACCGGTTGCACTGTAATTGGACCTGGGTGTGATAGCTGTCCTGCGATGGGCGGGGACTCTTCTCATAAAACAAAAATATTTCCTGAAAGATTGTCTATACCTGCATCTATAAAAGAACCAAAAATATTTTATTTGTCGTTAGGATCGGATTTCTTTCAAGACAATGTTACCGAAGAATTTATATTGAATGCGTTTAGAATTATGATTTTTAACCCAATGCACAAGTTCGTAATTTTAACAAAACGTGCGGACAGATTACGTCATTTAGCGCCTAAATTAAAATTGACGGACAATATGTATATCGGTGTGACCGTCGCCTCTAAATCTTGCAAACATCGAATGGAAGCTCTGAGAACGGTTAAAAGTAAAAACAGATTCATTTCAATGGCTCCCTTGCTTGAAGATTTGGGTGAATTGAATTTGGAGGGTATCAAATCAGTAGGTGTTGTTGAAGAGACTTGGGGGCCGAAAAGGAAAATTCAGCAAGCCTGGGTGGATAATATTGAAAAACAGTGTCAGGAGCAGGATGTGCTTTTTAATTTTGACGATGCAATTCTATGGAACAAATAATTGAACGCACTTTCGATTATAGATTAGTAAATAAAATTGCAGGGAAAGTTCCTGTAATTTCCAGCAAAATGATTTATCTGGTTTATGAAAAAGAAATGGTTTGGGCATTTGAAGAATATTTGGATGGGTTAATGATTCATGTTTCTGTATTGAAATCGGCTCGTGGGAAAAAAGCCGTTGAAGTTTCAAAAATGGCTTTTAAATGGTTGCATGATAACGGATTTAAAAATGTTTATGCTTGTATATCACAAAACTTGAAAGACGTTTGTCATTTTGCTATCGCCATTGGAATGAAATTTACTCATAAGGAATCAAGAGAAATGGGAAATATTGAGCATAAATTTCGTTGTTATAAAATAATTTTAGGAGCTTAAATCATGGGTGCTTTTGCGGGGGCTGCAATATCTATCGGGGGATCATTGCTGGCAAGTTCTTTAGCCGGTGATGGCGATGGTGGCGGTGATGAAGGCGCAGGAATAAGCCAAGCTGCCATTGAGGAATTGAAAAGACAATTTGGACTTGTAGAGGAAAACGTTCAGCCTTTTATTGATGTTGGTGCACGGCAAATACCGGGTGTGGAACGTGCTGCCACAGTAGGAGGGCTTGACGAAATTCTTGGCGAAATATTCGGTACTGAAACTTTTAGAAATCTTGTTGGTGAAAGAACACGGGGAGTTCAGGGTGCCTTGTCTGCTGGTGGATTGACAAGATCAGGAACGGCAGTACAAGAACTCTCTGCAGTTCCACAAGATATTGGATTGGCTATTGAGCAATTAATTTCAGGAAGGCAAACAGATTTATTCAAAACTGGACTTGGAGCTACCTTAGATTTAGGTGGTTTAGGTATTCAAGGCGCATCCGCACAAGCTGGTGTCGGATCTGCCCAAGCTCAAAGAAGTTTTCAAGCCGGACAGGGTGCAAGTAGCAGACGTTCAGATTTGATTGGAGGGCTTATTGGTGGTGGTGGTTCAATTATTGGTGGATTGGCACAAAGTGGATTTTTTAATTCCGATCCGTGGTTGAAAGAAAATGTAGAAATAATTGGGAAAATTGGTTCACTGAATCTATATCAGTGGGATTGGAGACCTGAAGTTGCTGATACATTTATCGGGAAATTCCCCACCATTGGTTTCATGGCAGACGAAGTGAAAAAACTTTACCCGCAATTTGTTAAGCCTTTATTCGGATTTGATGCTGTTCATTATTCAAACCTGTTAGACAAAATCGAGAGCGAAAACGTTCTCGCTGCCGCATAAGAGGAAAATAACATGGCAACAATCGGACAAGGTCTTTTACAAGCTGGTCAAAGTATCGGTACTGGATTTGCGCGGGCAGGTGAAGACCGTAGGTTGCGGGAAAGAGAAGACACTCGCAGGCAATCTGTGATTGATGCCGCTGCCCTACAGCGTACTCAAAAGCTCGAAGACCAAAACCGTTTGGCTGGAAATGTTGAGCAGATCATCCGACAAAAACTTGGATTGCCTTCAACTCAAATTCAAGAGCCTATTTCTCCAGTAACCCCGGATGTGACCGATGACGCTACAAAAGTATCTCAAGTCAGCCAAAGCGGAACCCCACAAGTAATCGCCGGTGTCGGGTTTACCCCTGCTATGGCAAAACCATTTGCTAAAATTTTGGCCCAAAACCCGCAAGCTTTTACAACCCTGATTGGTTTTCTTAAAACGGCTGACAATCAAAAGTTGGCGGTGGCGGCAAAGACCACTGAACAAAATTTACAATTGTCAACTCTGTTGTCAAGAGCAAAGACCAATGGGCAAATGGATTTCATGATTAAAAATATCATAGAAACCAAACCAAACTTGTCTCAACAACAAAGAGAACAATTATTGCGATTGCAAAATGACCCGGATTTTGACAATAGAAAATTGAGGTTGAACCGTTTCACCGATGAAAACCGATCAACAAAGGATTTATTGATTGAACACAATAAAGTAAGAGCCGAAACACGGGCTTTGGAAACTTCAGAAATCGGGCGTGGCAGAGATGCCGTACTCGGTGTTTTGTCTACTGTTCAAAACCAGACAGACCCAAATGTCCAAGTACAGATGCTGGAACAAGGGGTGGCAGATTTAAAAGCCCAAGGTTTGGATGCCCGTCCACTCGAACGAATTGTGGCTCATCCGCAAAGAAATTTGCGATTGCCAAATTTGATCGCAGGAACCATCGGAGCATTTACACCTGGAGCGGTCACCACGGCCCAGCTTGGTAGGGTCAAAACACCTGCTGAAATTGTTCAACAAGCTCCTGCAACTGCTGTTGGCAAGGCAAGGGACGATTTTAATAGAGGAAAGATTACCAAAAAAGATTTAAATATTATTACCAATGCTCCGCCACAGTTCCAAACAAATCTTGGAAAATCGCTTGGTGACAAGCAGGCGGCAATAAATCTTTTTGGTGCTGATAGTGAACAAGCTAAAATTTTCGATGAAGTCATAGCATCAGATGCAAAGGGGGAGCCTGCAAAATTAACTGATATAGCTGGCTTGCGAAAGGAATATACCGGTCTTTCAGGCGATTTTATTAAATTACGAGATGCTATCGGAAAAGTAGATGAGAATTTCAATTTTCCTTCTGCGGCTGGTGATTTGTCTATGATTTTTAATTTTATGAAGATATTAGACCCTGGCTCCGTAGTAAGAGAGAGCGAGTTTGCTACAGCACAGAATGCGGCTGGCGTACCAGAGAGAATCAGGGCGCAATGGAATAGAGCCCTTAGAGGCGAAAGATTGTCGCCCGTCACAAGGAAAGACTTCTTTGATACAGCAAATAGATTATTCAAGTCTCAGGAAGATAAGCAAATCCAATTGGAGGCAAGTTTTACCAGACTTGCAAACGAACTAAATATTGATCCTAAGAAGGTGATTATAAATTTCAGGACCGCCAAAAAAGGTAATGGACAAATAACTCCGACACAGCAAACCAGGTTGAATGAACTGCGTCAAAAACAAAGGGTTCAATAATGGCTTTATCGGAATTAGAAGAATTGGATTTTCGTGAACGACTGGATGCTGGCACTTTAACCGAATTGGAAGAATTGGATTTTCGTGAACGATTGGAAACTGTCCCTGCAGGTGTGGGAGCCAAACCATCCCCGGTTGATCTGTCTCAACAGACGACGGCTCCCGCGCCTGCAACTACTGACCCTAACATTCAAGGACAACCGACCCAACAAACTCCAGAGGGTTTTTTTGAGGGCTTGAAGGACAACCCCATCGCCCAAAATATTATAGGCAATCTTGATTTGGCTAAAAATATTATTGCACAAACAGCGTTGTTACCTGTTGCTGGTATGGCAGGCATCGTACAAGGGTTAAACCCCTTTGCAGAAGAACGTGCGAGTCTCAGGGCTATTGAGGATGTTCAAGCTTTAGCCCCTGAATTAAGCCCGCAGGGAGCGCAAGCGGCTCAAACAATTGGTGGAATAGTTCAAGATGTTGTGGGGGCTGTGCCTAAACCCGTTCGGGAAGCTGTTTCGGCCACAACTGGATTTATAGGGGAAAAATTTCGTGCACTGGAAGAAGCAGCTTTTCAGAAATTTGGCCCAATAGGAGGGACAATAGTCGGGGTTGCACCCGAAGCCGCATTAGAAATCATCCCTGGTTTTTCTATTATCAAAAAAGCCCGTAATGTTCGCACAACAGCGGCGGACGATATCATCCAAAGCACAAACGATAATTTAAGACAACAGAATGTGCAGGCTTTGAAAGCCGATATCCCCGCCGAAGCAAAAGATTATGGCAACTTGGTTGAGGATATTCGTAAAGAAAAGGTGCAAAATGTCGCCCGACAAGTCCTGCCCGATCAAGAAATTCTAAAATCTGCTGAAAATCTCAATGTTGATTTAAATCCTTCTCATTACTCCACAAACCGCAAGTTTATTGAGGTCGAGCAATCTCTAAAATCCGTTGCGCCTGGTTCCAGGCTCGGTCAGGTAGAAACCGCAGCGATTGTCAAAACCGGCGAGGGGGCTGACAATTTAATACGCGATTTAAGTGGAGAAATCGATAAGAGCTTGGTTGATATCAGGGTAAAAAACGAAGTTCAAAAGAATATTGCCAACCTAAATAAAAAATCTGATATTGCTTATGCAACTGTCAACAAGGCCATTCCCGCACCCACCAAAGTTGTGCCCACAGATTCCAAAGCATATATCAAACAAAGACTGGACGATTTGGGCCAGGACGTGTCTCTCCTAACAACAGCAGAGAAACAGTTGAAAAGGTTGACTGACACGGGAGCGAACCCCACCTATGGGGCCTTGGACCAAGTGCGAAGAAACGTAGGCGATGCTCTGGGTAAAAACCGTGGCCCTTTTAAGGACGATGAAAGAGGCGTTCTTGAGCAAACCTATAAAGTTTTGAGCAATGATCAACAAGGCGTGGCCGATGCTTTTGGCGTTGGGGGTGAATATGCGTTGGGCCGTAAATTGGTTTTTGGCCGCAAAAACTTGGAAAAAAAAGCGGTTGATATCTTCGGGAAAGATGTTGAACGCGGTACGTTTTTACCAAAATTGCGGTCTGCAGCAGTGGCACTCACCAAAGGAGACGTTTCGCGTTTCAATAAATTGTTGAATGCCCTGCCCCCAAACCGGAGAAGAGAAGTTGCGGCGACAATGCTCAATGAAATATTTACCCAAGGTTCCCGGACCGGGCGGGATCTGGGACAAGGTTTTGTGAACGCTTTCGCCTCTTTGAATCGTAATAAAGGCGCAAAGGATGCCCTTTTTGGTCCATTACCTACAGGGGCCCGTGCAAGATTTGACGATATTGGTCGTGTTGCCACCGGCATATTCAAATCCAAAGCGTTTCAAAATAATTCCCGAACAGCTATTGCCACTTCTCTTGTTCGCTCTATGGATGATGGCACTTTTTTCGGCAAAATTCTTAGCAGTGGTCAAGATGTGCTTGTTGGAGGTGCAATAGGTTCGGCTTTTGGTGGCCCAGTCGCTGGTGCGGCTTCGGGTTTGTTTAAGGGCCTTTTAACACCGAAGGGAAAGTCCTCAATACAGGCGGCAGATGCGTTTTTAACTTCACCTAAATTCAAACGGGCAATAGAGGATGCCTTGACTGGTGATGTCGAAAAATCCAATGTAATTATGAAATCTCAGGTTTTTAAAAATTGGGTGAAACAACAGCCTCCGGATATCAAAAAAGAGATTGCTGCGATTGGGTTGGTGCCTTGGTTGGTGGGGGGCGATACCGGGCTTACTTTGTCTTTACAAGAGGAACAATAGTTATTTTGTTTTTAGCCAATTGGTGCCAAATTTTAACAACAAGAATAACAACAAAATGTAACCGCCTTGTTGAAATGTAAGGGGTTGAATATTCAAGGCTGTCATAATTTCAGGGAAAATATATCCCATTAAATAAACAAGGGGCAACAGTATTAATCCGATTAAAATTTTTTCAAAAATAGTGTTTTTCATAGGCTTAAAAACGGGATTAACTCCGTAAATTTTTGGATGTGTCCCATCTTTTAATAATTGTATTTCGATGTTTCATTTCCTGTTCAACATTCTGAAACATATCATCTAAAAGGCCAATAACCCATCCCAAAAGAAGAAATAGGACAAAAGCACCAAAAATACCAAAAAGGAAACCATTGAAAAAGAAATTTGCACCAACAGCACTTATGAAAATAACAAAAATGAAAACATTAAGAAGAGCGAAAACCGCAAAAGACAATTTCATAATCATTTCAAGTGATCCAAATTGAGATTATAGATTATTCAGGATGTTTCATAGCATTTCAAGTATACCATTTTTAAAAGGATTGTAAAGGATAAAACCATGGCAGCGCAACTCGTTGAAAACATACAATATTTCGGTAGTGACGGCCTCCCCCTGGTGGGGGGGCTCATTTACATCGGAACAGTGGGGACAGAACCCATAGGAAACCTGATTTCTATTTTTGCCGACGAAGAACTCACTATCCCTATAGCCAACCCGCAAACAATTGGCATCGATGGCTTCTCGGCCAATAAAATCTTCATTCCTGAAAAATACAGTCTAAGGGTCAATACTGTTCTGGGAGCCCAATTTTTATTGGATCTGAACGTTGGTTCTGTTCCCGAAACAGGGATCACCGTTCTCAGTAACATTCAGGGAATAAATGTAATCAATGCTGACACATCCGCTGGCATAACCTCCTATAAAGACCAAGAAACTTTTGTGTTGACAGTGGTTGGGACCAATTCGGGCACCTCAGGTGTCACTCTAAGCATTGACAATCTGGATCCAAAACCAATCGTTAAGAATTTTGACCAAGCAATTGACCCCGGTGACTTTACCAGCACTCAGCCAATTATAGTCATTTACAACTCAAGCAATGATAATTTTCATTGGACAAATGCCAGCGTTAAAACAAAACGTCAAACCAAAGGGAGTGATATTCCTTCCGCAATATCCATCACCGTTCCCGATAACGATGGCAATAGATTCGACATTACAGGCTCTGCAACCATTGCAACGATCAATGGTGTGCCTGGGACAGAATTTGAATTACAAACAGACAGTGCTCTCACTTTTACCAATTCCGCATCCCTTGCCATGATAACCAGCGCCGATATTTTAACGGAACCAGGCGATAGGTTGACATTTTTCCAGATAACTTCAAATACTGCGGTCAATACAAATATTGCGAAGGCTGATGGCACGGCAGTTTTCTTAGCTGCAAATTCCGGTGTTAAACAGATTGTGACTGCCTCTACCGTGGTATTTTCGACCAACGCAGTTACAACACCAGCGTTTGATGACACTATTCCACAAAATACAGAAGGTTTTGAGATTTTAACACTCTCAATAACGCCACAAAAATCAACAAATAGACTTGTCTTTTTTTATAATGGGAGCCATACGAATTCAAGTAATGTTACAATTGTTGCCTCTATATTCCAAGATTCAACGGCAAACGCCTTAACTGCACAAGGTTTTTTACCTAATAGTCCTGGAATTGTTAACTCATTTCAACTTAATCATGAGATGCAAGCGGGGACAACTTCATTAACGACATTTAATATACGCATTGGAGCCTCTGCAGGGACCATCGCAACCAACGGGACTACAAGTGCCCGTATTTATGGCGGAGTTTTAACAACAAGGCTGATAATTATGGAGTTCGAGCCATGAGATTAGATACTGGAATGATAAAATGAGTGAAATTACAAAAGAAGATTTAACTCAATCTAATTCTGACCTGAAAACTTTTATAAATGATAAATTTGATGAAAATGAAAAACGCCAAAACATATTATTTAAACAACTATCAGAAACAGTAGGAGAACATGAAGATATATTGCGGGGGAAAGATAGAACCTCTGGGATGATAAAAAAAATAAATTACCTATGGATTGTTGCCGGAACCGGCGCGGGTGGTCTCATTTGGAAACTATGGGAATATATGTCTTTATGATTCAGGAAAATCCGAACATATATTTTCTCCAGTCTGACACATTCAACCGCCCTTGTTAATTGAAATATCGTATCCGACCCACAAATTTAGAAAAATTAACAAATATTTACAAAAGTATATTAACGTTATAAAAAAAAGACAATAAAACAACCACAATAAAAGGGTTTTCATATTATGATTCATGGAAATCCGGCTCATCATTATCCCCTTTCAGGTATTAACACCTTTTTTTTAATTTGTGAAATAAATTGGGGGCCAAATTCAAATGTAAAATCAAATTTTGAATCAATTGTATGACGATGAAAACGATACCCCTTGCGGGTAAATTTTGGATTAAAGCAAAATACTATTTGTTTGTCCACAATACGAACAATAGTTATTTTCTTAATTTTAAAATTATCAGGATTGATAATCCTAGACATAATTTTAGCTCTGTTCAACGACATATTTTCTATATCCATCTCATATCCCCTTTTATTTTACCACCCCTATACATTCACCAAAATGAACCGTCCCCCGGCCATTGTTTTCTAAATATTTTGATTTACCCGTAACCGAATCGTTGAACACCTGCACATCAAATTGGCCTTTGAAATGATAATATTTTTCTATCCCATTCGTTATTGAACGACGGTCAATTTTATAATTGTCGCAAGTGCGCTTTTCTTCGATCATTGAAAAAGAACATCGTTTCAAAATATCTGGCCTTCCTGCTTCATTCCAAATAATCACTGTGCCAGGAGCCCACCTATATATATATTCCTCACTCCATTTACCATCAGAGTCCACCACTCGGCTGGCAATACAATGATATTGAACAGCCTGAGAGTGACCAGCAACCAACAAAAATAAGATAATTAGAAATGCTTTTATCCCTATCATTGAACTTTCTTTTTTGGTATAAAATTAGGATCCAAACCTTCAAACCAAACACGTGTTATATCTTCAGTGTGCTTTCTGAGCACAATTACATAACCTAAATGACGACAACGATTCCCAAATGCAGCAGCTAGTTTCGTTTCTAATTCGATGCAATCGCCTTCTTCCATTCTAACAATCAAATGATCCCACTTACCTCCACCCCACCTATTAGTTGGAGGCATTAAATTCTTAAGGATTTTGATATTTTTTATTTCATCAGGAACGGGACCGCTTAAATTCAATTGTTCGCTATGTTTAAAGGTTTTCTTGGAGTTTACATTAGAAGCTTTTTTAGATTTTTTCTTTGTCGCTGTCACCATTGAAATTCTCCTTTAACAAAAATCGAAATCAGTATATGAAGAAAATTCCAATGGGGGTGAATAGAACCGATAATAGACTCAAAATATAACGAAATTCACAACAATCCTATCACCCCCTTGGAGGGCATTAGAAATTCTGTTTGCGATTAGAACGCATATCTGAGCCCCAGATTTACGTTGTGACTTGTGTAATCAGCCTCAAACTTATTACCAAGCCCATCTTCAAAATCTAAATCTGCTGTTGCAAAAAGTTCATAGCCACCAGTAAGGGATATATTTGGAGTAACTTCATAGGCTGCGCCGACACCAATTTTCCAGGCAAATACCGTATCAGAGTCATCATTTTCCAACGCACTACCAACAAAGGAGGCATCGTTAATGCTTACTTTTGCGATTCCGACTCCACCACCAATATAGGGTGTGATTGGGCTGTTGTTTTCGACATCATAAAACGCGTTAAACATATAACTGATTGCGGAAACATCCCCAGTTAAATCAAAACTTACAGGGCCGATGCTTGTTTGATTCAAATCGTTTTGCCGATAAGCGATTTCAAATTCTGTGCGGTACTTGCCAAAATCGTAACCCACAGCACCCCCGACAGAAAAACCGGTTTCGTAAGAAACGTCTTGGTCTGGAACGGCAATTTCAAATTCCTGAGTTGTATCATTGAGAAAATTCACACCACCCGAAAGTGAAGTATAAACATTACCTGCGAATGCTGACGTTGCCCAGAGGGACAACCCAACCACAAACACTACATTAATAAAATTTTTCATTACTTCTCCTTTTCAAATTAAAATGAATAAACAAATCCCATCTCTACTGAATGGGAATCAAGTCTGTAAGACTCACCTAATATTTCCACACCTGGAACTCCAAGAAAGCGATAAAACACTTGGCCATTTAAATTTTCTATGATTTCAGCGGACAATCCAACCAGACCCTGCCATGCAAATGTAACATCCGATTCATCGATGACTTCACCATTAAGATTTACAATTGCAAGGCCCAAACCGATGGCGGCAAATGGTGTGACCCTTTTGTCTAAATCAAAATCCCAAATAAGGTTCGTCATTATTGTTTGAACCGTAAGGTCAGCCTCCAGATCAAAAGAGTTTGCGGTTGCAACTTCATCAATGGAAATCTGGGTAATATCTGTGTTGGGTTCACCATCAGTACCATCAGGGTCGGTTATCACCTTTTCTTCAATGAGTGTTTCAGTTGAGAAAGACTCTGAAAAATTATCAGTATCGGTAAGTTTATATGTATATTCCAATTCAATACGAATGAATTTATGTAAACGTTTACCGACAGCTGCATAACCTGCATAGCCAGTGGATAAATTGTAGTTTCGACTTGCTAAATCTGTGATTGTTGTAATTGTAGAAGTTAAGGTGTCATTGGGTGGAGCACCACCATCTGCCACGGGATCGGTTTCAGTAATTGATTCACCAATGATTTCTGATTTTAAATTTTGGCCTGCCACCAACCCACCACCAGCAGAAAAATAAAAGTGTTCAGCAAATGCAGAAGTCGCAAACAAGGAAAAACCGACAACGAATAATACATTTTTTACCATTTCATTACTTTCTCCTTTTCAAATTAAATAAAAAAAAATGCCCGACCAAGGCGTGAAGGCTTCGAGACCTTACAATCTTGATCGGACATTTTGAAACTATAAATTTATTCTCGAAGATATCACGCTTAATATAAGATTAGTCGATATGCCGATATTTGTCAAAGACAATTTATTGCTTAATTTGGTAATAGAACTTTTTGACTTGCTTGATTTGTGATTTGTGCTTAAATTTCCTAAAATGATGGGAAATAAGCATAGATATCGTCCCTTTTGTAATTATTGAACCACGCTCAGTCCCGACTTTCTGACAAATTTCATCTAAATGAAGTGTCTTTTTGGCTTTCTTAAGGACAGATTCAATCTCATCGAATTTAACTTTTCCGTTTACGATTTTGGTGGGGATTTTGTCGATTGTGGTGGGGATTTTGTCTTCTATTTGGCGTAAAGTTGAGACATCCATCGCTTCTACATTCAAAATCAGAATATCGAGCCGTTGAATGAATTCGTCATGTTCCAAAACAGCCTGATCTCGTGCTTTCTTTAAGGTAGTGAGAATATCTTCAAATAACATAATCTGGGCTCCTTAGATCATCGTTATTCGCCTCGCTTGAATCGACGAATGACTAGGTTTCCATTAGATTTACACGGCAATGAAGTTATATTGGAATTAATGCTGTTTATACACCTAATTTTGGTAGGTTTACTACTACTTACCTTTCCGATTTTTTTTTTGCTGACCCAATAATTGGGCCTCTAGGTTTTCAATTCTTACTTTAAGACGTGTAATTTCCTCAACAACTTCAAGCATTTGGATTCCCAGCATGTGAATATCCTCCCCTGAAGAATTTTCCAGATGTTGATCCCCTATTATTTTTTGAATATTGGAAGGATATCGCTTTTGCCCGTTCCCTGTCAACAGCCAAACAAAGTTTACTAAATAAATTTTGCTCGTCAATAATATGACATGGGATGAAACGTTTGTTCTTTTGCCCTTTTCGATGTCATTGATATAACCCGAAGATACCTTTATAGAATCCCCAAATTTGCTCATACTCAGACCAGATTTTTGTCTCAGGTAGCAAAAACGCTCCCCTAGCGAATAATATTCGCTTTCTGCTGCATTTTCTGTTGACATTTACTCTCCCAGTGAGTAGACTATTAGCTTAGTGAATAGATACAACGTTCGATAGGGATTCGTGGCTAATGAAAAAAACTAAAATACATACAAATTTGCCCCTGCGGAAACAAACCTACCTTTCGTGCCACGAATCCGTAGTTACCTGTGCCCAAGGGGGCATTCACAGTTTAGCACAAAAACTCGTTTTAGTGCCTCGGTATTCGCGTCTTATTTTTTGTGGTACTCGATATTAAGTAAACAAGCCCAAAAAGTCAAGGTCATGACTGACAACGAATTAGAACGATCAGATAAATTACAAAATGAATACTGGACGTTAATGGCCAATGTCATGGGCTTGCACCAAATCATTACTAAAATTTATGCCCAATTAGACTCTGCCCAGGAGGGGCTAGACCACAACAAGACCAAATGTTCCCTGGCCGAAGCGAAAAAAGTGGCCGCTTTCTTTGATAAACAATTTCCGGATGGCATTGAGTATGTGATTGGTTGCCATGAAATGGAAATCGAAGAACTCAATGACGACATTGCCGCCGAGAAGTTTGATCCTATAACGGCGTTAAAAACAGAGATTTTTAGGTGCTAATAAACCGGAGTCGCCTTCCCTTTAAGGCGGCTTCCATCCGGGTCCGGCACGTGCAGTGGGAAGGCGTGTCGGGCTTGGGATAATCAATACCTTTTTTTCATGGGGATGGAAAATGCAATATGAGGCTTCCGTTGAAAACCAGCATTAAGAAATTAATCCCAGAAAAAACATTGCAAAAATTGATGGAAATATAAGAGCAATGACCATACAGATGAAAAAAAGGAAAAGCAAACTTGAGATCACCTGTCACGCTTGCGGTGAACTTATTAAAAGAAATTCTGATGTTGCATGGGTTCCTATCGGACCTGGAATTAACAAAAAAGAAAGAAGGAAATGCAGAGATGGCGACACATACAATTCGATTGGCATTGAAATTCATTGGGTGTGTGCCACAGGCGAGGAATCGAAAGAACAATGACCAACCAACCGAGCGGGGATTGGTGGGATGACAAACTAGACGACTTAAAAGGGAAATAAAAAATGAAACTTTACCATTTCACTGCGGATCAATTCTTATACGGGATTAGAAATGAAGGCATCACCAAAGGCGTTTTCCCTCTTTTAAAAAAAAATGAATTGATCTTTATTAAAGATTGCCAATGGTTGACAAAAAATTCCAGCTACGAACAACCCTGGCATGACCCCGAATTTTCCACCCTCCCTTACGACCGCCGAAGGAACCGCCTCACCATAAACATCCCAAAAAATCAACGACATCAATTAATGGATTGGAAAGCTATTAAATTCGTGTTCGGAGATTATATTATAAAAGATTTTGATTTCGATGATGATTGTGAAAATTGGTATATTTTCAAAGGAAGAATAAAGCCTTCCTGGATACGACTGATTGAAAAACGAGATGCGGTGCCGGTTTAACTTTAAGTTTGAAAGAAGAACAATGAAGTGGTTCAAACATGATACCGATGCTGAAGATTCGGAGGGATTGAACGTGTTGATTGACAATTTTGGGATGGAAGGTTATGGAAGATGGTTTCGGTTACTGGAGACCATCGCCAAAAAAATGGAGCGCGGATCAAACCGTTGTCATGTAGAATATACCGAGGGCAAATGGTGTGAGATTCTTAAAACAAAACGCAAGAAATTGAGTTGCTTCCTGACAGTAATCCAAAAGCAACTTAAAACAAAAGTAAAACGAAAAGGCAACAAACTCAGAATCGAATGCCCTAACCTTCTGAAAAAACGAGATGAGTATTCAGAAAGAACCCGATACTCTCCCGATAAAGTAAGCCTTAAGAATAAAGAAAAAAGAATTAAGAATAAACTTATAAGAAAAGTCTTGCCACCTCCTGGGGTGGACCCTGAACAATCCAAAAAATGGAGCAAGTGTTTAGGTCATATCGAGGCTCAAATTTTACCAGAAAACTTTACAACTCTTTTTGAGACGATGGCTTTTGCCGGGGTAATGTCTGGCAAGGCCAGTTTGATTTGTAGCGATAAAGACCATTCAGATTGCTTATCTGAAAACTACACAGACCTGATCCAAGCGACCATGACGGAAATATTCGACAAGCCGTTGACACCTGAATTTGTGATTGAGGCGCGATTATGAAAATCACAGCAACCAATGTTGAAAACGCAATCTGCGATTACATCCGCGCACGAGGTGGGTGGGCCCGCAAAATTCATGTCCTGCCAATACCCATAAAAAAGAAGTTTGGTAGTCAATGGTTGCTTGTCGGCTGGCGGAAAAATCCTAAAATGGTTGGCTTGGGCGATGTATATGTCATGGAAAAAGGTATCACCACTAGGGTCGAGGTCAAACGGCCAGGTGATACTGAATCAGTGGAACAGAAAGCCGACCGGGGAATCTGGGAAAGGGCGGGCGGACCGTCACTCATCGTTAAAGATATCGACGACTTTATAAAACAATACAAGAGGCTTAGAATGTAATGAAACCGGTTAAAATCGACCAATATAAATGCGGAAATTGTGGAAACATTGAAAATGTTTTTGCAGGCAAAACCCCAAATATGATGACTATCATTGTGGTTGGCAATGAGCATCAATGGTGCCCGGACTGCGTTTATAAAATCGAATCATGGCGTATCCACGTCGATGAAGAGAATTTGACCAGGACTTCAACTGATAAGAAAAAAGACGCTTTAGAACTTAAAGACCTAATTGACGGGATGGAAAAACGCTTGAAAAAACATTCCAAGCCGATGCAACATCTGAATCTAGAAACGGGTCAGATCACCAAATTTCCGCAAAATGCCGGGTGATGACCGCCAAAGTTGAATAGCTGTTTATTTTTTTCCCACTTTAACAGGAGTTGAAAATCATGGAAATAAACAATTTAAAAATCTTCGTTCGCGGTGCTTACGATCTACAAAAACTTCGTATCCAAATGGGGAATCGTATCGTTGCCAATTTCAAGGCGCGATTGGGCCAAAAGGCCGGTGAAAGTGAAGAAACCCTGGATGAAAAGGGTAAAGAACTGCTATCGCAAATTAGGAAAAGTTATAAAAAAATAACCGACAATGTAAAAACCTTCCCCCGACAATCAACATTTACTGGTGATCAGGTTATCAGCACGTTTACCGAGCTTTGTTTGGTCGCACAATATGTCAGCCTTGAGACCCAGGAAGACAGCCACTTTAAAAGGCTGGGTTCCATGTTGAACGAGTATCCCATCTTTACCGAATATCTCAAAGACGTTAGGGGCATCGGCCCAGCGATGGCTGGTGTGTTGATATCCGAAATCGATATCGAAAAATGCCAGTATCCATCCAGCTTGTGGAAATATTGCGGGCTTGACGTGGTTGCTGAATGGACATTGGACAGAGTTGTTGCTCTTGTTAATCCTGACAAAATTCCGCACAAGTTCCCTGAGAAAAGACCTTTTTATATATTTAAAGACCAGTTTAACTTTTTGCACTTTGAGAAGGAAGGTGAGCCAAATGAATTGCATATTTTTTATAAAGAAAAAACCCTGAAAGCTAAATTAATTTATGTTTGGACAGGTGACCTTAAAGGACGTTCCAAGAAAAAGGAGCATTTGGTGCAAACTGAGTATATCGATAAAAACAATGAAGTGGCTTTTAAAATGGGCATCACTTTTAACCCATGGCTAAAATCCAAATTGATTGGTGTGCTGGCATCCTCATTTTTACGGGCGGGGGATAACATCTATAGCCAAGCCTATCGAGACTATAAAAACAGGATCGAGAATCACCCCGATCACCTTGAAAAGACAAAAGGACATCGCCATAACATGGCAATGCGCTACATGATTAAAATATTTTTAATCGACTTTCATAGAACTTGGCGAGCTATTGAGGAGTTGCCCGTTACCACCGTTTATTCTAAAGGCAAACTCGGAATTGTTCATAAAGCAGGATAGTCATGCCATATAAGAAACCCAATAGATAAGAGCGAGTCATAAAACTGAAGAAACCCAATATATGAAAGCGAGTCATTACATTATAGAAAACCATAAAAAGGAAGCGGGTCATTGAAGCAAAGAAACCCAAATCAATATAGCGAGTCAAAAAAATCCAGAAACCCAATGAAACGAAGCGAGTCATTAAACTTAAGAAAACCAGAATGAAGAAGCGAGTCAACTATGGCTAGAAAACCAAAAATCTAAAGCGTGTCAAAAAGTAAAAGAAAACCAAATGAATGAAGCGTGTCAAAAAGATTTAGAAAACCATATGAACGAAGCGTGTCAAGTAAAGAGAGAAAACCAATAATTCCAAGCGTGTCAATACTACATAGAAAACCAGTATCAATAAGCGTGTCATAGGAGAATAGTAATCCACTTTCCTAAAGCGGGCCAATAGTTTTTAGAAAACCAATAAAAGAAAGCGAGTCAAATTGAGGTAGAAACCCATTAGAGAAAAGCGTGTCATAAAAGCTTAGGAAACCAAAAAACTAAAGCGTGTCACTTCCAACGAGTAAACCTAATGAAGGAAGCGCGTCAATAAGAAAAAGGAAACCAATATCGTTTAGCGAGTCAATGTATAGAAGAAAACCATAATGAGGAAGCGTGTCATAGTGAGCAAGAAAACCAAGAGGAAAAAGCGTGTCAATAGGCATGAGAAACCCACAGAAAATAAGCGAGCCAGTGAAAGCGAGAAAACCAAGCTAAAAGAGCGAGTCACAACCACTAAGAAACCCAACAATATGGAGCGTGTCAATGAAGTTTAGAAACCCAATGTCTAGAAGCGAGTCACTACATCAAAGAAAACCATTATAAGGAAGCGAGCCACAGCAATAAAGAAAACCATAATAGTTAAGCGAGTCAAAAGACAAAAGAAAACCACAGAAGAAAAGCGATTATCAAATAGGAATTTTTAAATGATCTATGAATGTAAAATATTAAAACCAAATGGGAAATTGCAAAAAATTTATACCCAAAAAGACCTCAAAAAAAAATTCTGGGAAGAATTCAACTCAGACCCCCTTGGGAAAAGAGGCTCCAACCTCGGTAAACAGGAGCCAACTAAAATTAAGAATTTGCAAAGCAATATAATGGAGGAATGATTATGGGATGGTTCTGGCTAGTTTTTTTAATTTTACTTTTGATCGGTAATATTTGGCTTTGGCACAATGTGGGGATGGACAGAGGCCGTGTGGAATCTTTAAAATTGATGTTAGAGATTAGCAAAATCGTTACAGAACAAAAAATTGAAATTATGAAACTTAAAAAAAATAGAAAACAAATGAAAGTAGAATATTTTCACACCCATATATTTTCAACATACAACTAAAGGTTCAAGTCCGGAAGGTGCTTGAAACCCAGAAGGGGGTGGCTCGGTGAAAATGCCACCCTCCTTCGCACTGATTACCATAAATGACCAATTCCATCAAAAGAAAAAGTATGGTATATAATGCAACGCACTGGAAAGGTCGGTGGCTTCGGTTTTCCGAAAGGGAGGATCCGATGGCCGAATACATGGTCCAGCGAGGCGTCAACAAGATTTGGTATGCTCAGAAACGCATCAACGGCTTGAGAATCAGAGATTGCCTGGGCACCACAGACGAACGTTTAGCACGTAAAAAATTCGCTGAATTAGAACTCGCTGTTGAAAAAGGAGAATATAACTCGTTTAAAAAAGATTTCATGGTTGTTGTTGAGCAATTTCTTCCCACTGCGACGGTTCGTGAAGAGTTCATCATCCGTTGTCACTTGGTTCCTTATTTTTCCGCTTTTAAAATCGGAGAAATCAATGAATATGAAGTTTTCAAATACCATGAAGCCAATAAACTCAAACCAGAAAGTACCCTAAAAAAAGAGCTACGGTGCCTCAAAAAGATTGTCTGCCTAGGAAATCGAAATTTTCAACTCCCAAAACTGAAATTCGAGAATAAAGGCGAAAGATTCAATGAAACTCAGATTCTCGAAGAATGTGACGTTTTAAATGTGATCAATCAATACGTATACCCTATATATCGAATTCCATGCTTAGTTTCGGCCTACTCCGCCTTACGCATGGGCAACGTGGTCCACCTTAAAAAGAAAAACGTCGATCTCAGAGATGGCTGGATCAACGTCCTTCAAACCAAAACCGGGCGACCGGTCAGCATCCCCATCAGCGGGAAATTGCGTAAAGTTTTCATGCAAATCAAGGTTTGGCCCTTAGGCGATGAGGACTTATTCTTCCCTGGAATATCATCAAAAGCCATGACAAACCAAGTTCTCCGGGCATTCAGACGTGCTGGCTTCTCCTGGGCCAGTTTTCATCATTTCCGACATTTTGCGGCTTGTTTCATGATCAACGCTGGTGTTCCCATCGAAGTGGTGCAAAAGATCCTCGGCCACGCTGATATCCGCTCAACACTCGTTTATGCACGTTTAAAAAGGCAAACATTAAAGGAGCACATGAAGGTTTGGGATGTAAAATAATCAAAAAAGGAGTCCGTTATGATTCTGTTCACCCACGTTAGATATGGCATTCTCCTGGCCTTGGTTGCCATTTTGTTTGGCGGCTCACTGGGACTTACGTTTGGTTGTTGTGAAGAAGATATAAAAGGATTTCTGAAAATACAGGCAGATTCCGTCTCCCAGGAAAAATATGGCGGGGTGCAGGAAAAGATAGATAAAGTCATCAATAAATCCTGGATCTATCTAAAACGCGCTCATCTGCATTCTCAAACCATGGGCGTCATTTCGATTGCCTTTTCACTATTGGTCGTCTGGGTCAATTTCCATCCCAAAATTCAAACAGGTGTTTCTTTATTAAGTGGGCTTGGAAGTTTGGGATACGGAATGTTCTGGTTGTTATCCGCCTTACTTGCACCAACAATGGGCGGAACACACCAAGCAAAAGAAGCAGTCAGCTTGCTTGCCCAGGCGTCCGGGGCTTCATTTTTTTTGGCGGGTCTTACCTTATTCTCGCTTCTCGTTTATAAAATGTTTGCCAAAGTATCGGTTGTAAAATAGTCAAATGAAAAGCGTTTGAATTAAAGGGGAGGGAAATGAAAAAATTCTTTTTAGTTGAAGAAGTAGGTAAAAAAAAAGTAGGTAGGGTGTTGAAAATTGTTGTTCCTTTTGGACGAATAACCTTCCAAGAAATGAAAAAGTTAATGGATGAAAACCAAATAATTCTGATCGATAATTATAAATATAAACTAATTAGTTTTGATGACGATATGTTGTTTCATAAGCCTGATGATGAGTTTACCTTTTTTGGGAAATCGATGTTTGGCTTGTTGGTTGAGGATCCTTAAAATGGATATTTACTATGAGAAATATTCTCACAAAAAAACAAGTAATGAAAATCTGTGGTTTGAGTTACACAACAATCTGGCGTGAAGAAAACGCAGGTCGTTTCCCCTCAAGAGTATCACTTACACTTAGGCGTGTTGGCTGGTTTGAAGATGAAATTGAAGCTTGGTTGGAATCCAGAGTCCGATTAAAAGAAAGCATAGAAGATGAAATTGACAATAGCTCAAATTGAGACGTGCGGCTTATCCTCTATACCCATCCCCATTAGAGGATGGGCACCGGCGGTTTAATACGTCTGTCGCACCGTGGAAAAGGACTGCGTCATATGGCGTAACACGGCGCACGTCTCATTCAATGAAAGGAATTCTAAATGGCGTTTCATGGAGGATATGTTTTCCCCGTAAAATTTAAAGAAATTTTGTTAAGTAACCAACAAGGTGAACCAGAGGAACTTAATTTCCCCGGAATGACTCGTCGGGATTGGCTAGCAGGATTGGCGATGCAATCTATCCTGGGAAATTATCAATATGTGTATGAATTGAGAAAAAAAATTGAAACAAAAACAAAAAATATTGAAAACGTTGATGCGATTTTGCAAAAACTAATCAGTAAATTATCTTATAACTATGCAGATAAATTGATTGCTCAATCAATAAATGACATATGAAAAATGAAAGGGGGTGGGATGCGTAATTACTATAATCAAACATTTAAGGTGGGCCTGGTATCGCTTATTCTTTATGCGATTGTTTTGGCGTTGTCAAACTCGTAAGTACGTTCGTAATAACACTAAACCTACTGTGGAAAAAAAACTATGATTATTTTAGCCAAAAGATTTATACCGATCCAAATGATGGTAATTTTTATCGTTGTATTGCTATCAGTATCCACAACACATGCGGCTCGCAACAAATGCGGAGGATGGGATCCATTGTTTAAAGCTTTAGAAAACGTGATTTGGAATAATATAACAGTTGATCAAAATAGGAATCACTATTGCAAAAGATTGAGGATTGACCAACAGAAAAAATTATACTCAGCTAAATGGTCCTTAAAAACGATTAAAGATCTTGAATATTTTATCGTTAAGTTTAACCACAAAGCTGAGATGATAGAAAGGTCTAAACGTCCACCAGTTATCCCCGATGAAATCTTGAAATTATATCCCGAAGCCGCTGAGAAGTTAAAGAAAATGCAAAATCCTTCAAATTCCGATTATATCTCTAAATTAATTTCCGTAGAATCTGCGGAGTTGTTGATTGCTGAGACTAATGTGCTGATCCTCAAATTGAAAGAAAAAGTGGAAAAACAAGCGGCTTTGCCAAAAGACCCCGGAGAAGCGGACAAAGCCACGTTGGAGGGGATTGACTCTGACAATGACGGAGTACGCGATGACATTCAACGCTTCATTGCTTTTAATTTCATCCAGAAAGATAAATTACAGGATTTTCTGACTTTATATGCGAAAACGTATCAACAAACCTTGTTAAATGCCAAGGATAAAATAAAATCGAGGCAAAATTACAAAACACTTCATAGTTTATTGAAATGTAGAATTTTTATGGAATTTAGATATGGTGGGCATTATATAATTCCAATAACTAAACTAATAAAGAAATTAATAAATACGGATTTAAGGAAGTTAGCAGATAAACAATATAAACTGCATTTAACAATTGTCGATTTGGATTTAAAAGGAAATGTTTTTGACCAAAAAGAATTTTGCCATTCTGATCTGGTTGACCATAACGAAGTGTCTCACCCAATAGAAGTAAAAATTGAACTGCCTGATGATCCCGGTAAAGCTGGCAAAGCCACGTTGGAAGGAATTGATTCTGATAACGACGGAGTGAGGGACGACCTCCAACGTTTCATTGCCTTGACCCATACGCATTCCGCAAAGTTCAGGGCTTACTTAACTCAAGAGGTAAAGAGTATGCAACGATCTTTGATCGTTGCTGACAGTAAAATCTTGTCAGTTGAGCTTGCTCATAAAGGAAGTCTTGATAGTGAATGTGGGAGTTATATAGATTCGGTTACGGTTCATTCTTATCAATGGGGGAACCAATCCCCAGTTTTGGAATTACTTACCGAAGTTCTAAATACTAAAGAAAGAAGCCTGGCTTATATTCGTTACAACAGTAAACTTGGCGGTGAAATTTATGGATCTGGGGAACCAGCAAGATATGAAAAAACTCATTTAAAAAAATATTGTGAATTTGATCCCGACGTACTACCTAATTAAAGGGTTATGGGGATGCGGTTTTTTCTATTCTAAAAAACCCAATCTCTCCATTGTAAAGATAGAAGGGATATACGGCGGCCAATAATCAGGGTTGGCGAAGTTAGTATCCCAACCATAGTTTCTTCTGGGGGGTGAGTAACATTTTCCACTCAAGCAAAAATCGCCATCAGCTTGTGAACTGATCCATAAGTTGATGAAAGCTCCCCGATAATTCAATGGTTTACTCCAGCGTTCATGCAAACGGGGATAATTATGCACTCCGCCACCCTTTTTACCATTCAATATTGATGGACTATTGCCGGAGAAAAACGCGGCGTTAACAGAAGTGCTTATATTGGCACTGGGTGCTGACAGATTGCATTCTTTTGTGGTCCAAGCGTTGGAAAGGATATTGATAGAATCTGAAATGATCGCCACACCCTTCCTGTTCACAGTATTAAAATCAGCCTCTATATATAACGGGTTGTCAGTCGCTATTGTGGTGTTGGACAACAATTGTGAGTCTGAATAGGTATTTATTTTTTTCAGACGGATGGCCTGTAAAGGATCTGCATCATTAACAAAAGTGGCGTCTGGAGACCGGGATGTATAAACTAAAATTCCATTTTCGCCCAGTGCGCCAAGTCCGTTGAAAGCTAAATAATCCTCGAACCAGAGTTCAAGAGCGTATAAATCAATATCAGTGGTGTCAACCCGGCGTTCTTCCCGCCAATCGCAAAAATCATCTGGTGAATCTTGAATAATATCATCTGGCCCTGTGTAATACGGTCTTAATAATGGGTTAAAAATTTGATCGGTTACATCAGTACCAGGCGCGGGCCTTGAAACAAAAACTTTGATGTTTGAGCCTTGGCCGATAATAGTGATACCATCGACTCCGGGGATCAACGGGTTGAGTGCAACACCCTCGTAAAATCCGTTGCGTTGGAATAAAACCTTTCCGGGAGTTTTATGTGGCTGCTCATTGACTCTGATAAAACCTTTAAAATCATCTTCTAATGCAACTAAGTTGGAGGAATCATAGGTTTTGTCAAGCTCAATAAAATCCTCCCAAACGGTACTGGTATTCGAGATTTTCATTTCTGCAAATTTTGTTGCTGTGCCACCCGTTTTTTTATTAGTCAATAAACTTCCAGTCACCGTTATTGAAAGAGGTGTTTGAATGAGTCCATCGGGGTCAAAATTTTGAAACCTGACATAGGGTTTTGTGCCGCCATTGCCGTAGGTTGCAACATGAAAATTTCCGTTGGTATGAATCCTGCCCCAACTGGTCCAATTTTTTCCGGGCATTAATTCCAGATCAGGGTCACCACCGGGATCGCCATCGCCGCCATAAAATATAAACCATTGCACCAATGGGGTTTCCAATATGCGTATTTGTTCTGTCAAAGTTTCTTTAGAATTATCTGTGGTGGATCTGGAAGTGGCAATTATTTCATATTCGTGAGCATAATTATTGATGATGTTCTTACCATTTATGGTTTGGGTGAGATAACGGTCTTGGATTTTTGTGATGCTGTATTCAACCTGGTGGTCGCGATATTCAGGCAGAGCAATGGCACCTCCTATAGGCTGATAAGGCACCAGATTCTCGAAACTTGTCACTATGGTAGCCACGGCTTGATCCAACCCGGATTCTGCAGTGTAAAACGACTTCTTACCCTTTAAAAGCGCACGAGCAGATTCAAGGTTTAGCGAGGTCATTTGCAACGCGCCTACGGATAAAGCAAGCATTGCCGCCATCATGAACATAAATATAATGAGTGTGGAGCCTTTTTCCTGTTTCAACAGAGAGTGATAACACATGCCATATCTCCAAAATTAGTTTATATATAGGAAATTATGCAAACTGTGTGCCAATGAGCAACTTGAACGCAAGTAACGAAAACAATGGTTTACAGGATTTATTTTTTGGTTATAATACAAAAGTGACTAAAATATTATTATTCTGACAATTTATGTCGCTAAATAAAAGGGGATGGTAATGCGGCTATTAACCAAAAAGCGGGTTAAGGATTTGGTTCTTTATAGTTTCTCGCACATAGATCGTCTTGAAAAGGCTGGGAAATTTCCTAAAAAGGTTCGACTCGGCACTCACAGGATTGCCTATATAGAAAGTGAGATTATAGAGTGGATAGAAAAAAAAGTCAGCGAAAGGGATAACTCCACTTGATACTCCCTAACGGGAGGGAACAGGAAAGGGAAGCCCGCAGAAAACCAATATTTTAAAATATTAAGAAACCGGGGAGTTTGTAAATGAAAGATGATTTTTTAAAAAAAAATATGACAAAAATGATGTTTTCGGTAGTAGCAATATTGGCTTTTAGCATTATTGGACTGATCATTTACATTTCAACCACCAGCTTTAACAACACGGTGGCATCCAGCAAACTCAACGCCCTGTCTATCATCGATCAATTCAAAACTTTACGTGCCTATTACGTTAAAAGCGTTATCAAAAAGGTCAAAGCCAATGACACCGGCTTGCAAATATCTATCGACCACAAAAACATGGACGATGCTATCCCCCTACCTGCAACCATGATTCATGATATGAGCGAATTATTGAGCGGAAAAGGTAAAGACAATATAAAATTGAAACTTTACAGTGATTTCCCGTTTCCAAATCGTAAAGGTAGAAAATTGGATAGTTTTGGAAAGTCAGCTTTAGCGTTCTTTCAAGCCACTCCGGATCAACCTTTTGTAAAAGAAGAAACATTGAATGGCCAGTCCGTTGTTCGCGTTGCCGTTGCCGATAAAATGATCGCCAAGGCTTGTGTGAATTGCCACAATACCCGCTACGACACCCCAAAAAATGATTGGAAACTGGGCGATGTGCGTGGTGTGCTCGAAGTCATTTCCCCCATCGATACTCAATTAGCAGCAAACAGCGCGATGTTAACCAAAGTAATTAGTATCACCGTTTTCTGTTTGATCCTGGTGGCTTTGATGGTCGCAGGCGTCTTGATGCAAATGAAGGCAATGAGAAGATCACAAACTGAAAACGCAAAAATAATCTCGATAATTGAAAACGCTCCTATCAATATCCTTTTTGCGGATACAGACTTTGATTTGCAATATATGAATAAAGCTTCATTTAAAACTTTAAAGACTTTGGAAAAGAGTCTTCCTGACAGGGTGGAAAACCTTGTTGGGCAATCGATTGATATTTTCCACAAAAATCCGGCTGTGCAACGAAGAATTCTTTCCGACCCAAAAAATCTCCCACATCAAGCTAATATCCAACTGGGTCCAGATACTCTGGATCTTTTGTCAAACGCGATTTACGATAATGATAAAAACCATATGGGGTCTATGGTCACATGGGCGGTGATCACTGATAAACTTGCGCGGGAACAAAAAACAAAGGAGATGCAAGAACGTGAACAAATGCAGTCTAAAGAGTTGCAAGAAAACGTGGATAGCATTCTTGATGTTGTGAGTGCCGCCGCCATGGGGGATCTCACCCAAGAGATCACCGTGCAGGGTGATGATGCCATTGGGCAAATGGGCAAAGGGCTGACACAATTTTTCTTGGATCTGCGTAAAAATATTTCAGAGATTGCGGATACAGCCCAGACCCTCAGCAGTTCATCAGAGGAATTGAGCACAATCAGTCAAACCATGGCGGGCAATGCGGAACAAACTTCCGCTCAGGCAAATGTCGTGTCAACCGCGTCCGAGGAAATCGCTCGCAATGTTGAAACAGTAGCAACAGGTGCGGAAGAAATGGGCGCAAGCATTAAAGAAATTGCCCGCAATGCCAATGAAGCGGCAAAGGTGGCCAAATCCGCTGTGGTCATCGCCGAAAAGACCAACGAAACAGTGGGCAAACTGGGTGTCAGTAGTACAGAAATAGGGCAAGTCATAAAAGTCATCACCTCGATTGCAGAGCAAACCAACTTGCTGGCTTTGAACGCAACCATCGAGGCGGCTCGTGCTGGAGAAGCCGGAAAGGGCTTTGCAGTTGTCGCCAACGAAGTCAAAGAACTGGCGAACCAAACAGCCAAGGCAACTGAGGAAATCAGCCAAAAAATCGAGGCCATTCAATCGGATACTCAAAGCTCCGTTGATGCCATTGCCGAGATCACCATGGTCATTAACCAGATCAACGATATTTCTAACACCATCGCCAGCGCGGTTGAGGAACAGACCGCAACCACGGCGGAAATTGGGCGCAACGTGGAACAAACCGCCAAAGGGAGTAATGAAATATCAGAAAATATTTCCGGAGTGGCTAAGGCGGCTCAGGAAACCTCTACAGGTGTCGGGCAAACTCAGCAAGCGGCAACAGACCTGTCAAAAATGGCCGCTGATCTGCAAAAACTTGTCAGCCGATTCACTTATTGATTATGATGAAAGGGGATGGGGGATGGGATTAGAAAAACTTGGTAGGATTGAGAAAATCGATATTAGGGATCAATGGAAACATGAAGCCAATGATTTTACGCCTTGGTTAGCTGAAGATAGAAATATTCAAATTCTTTCCGAAGCAATTGGCATTGATATTGAGGTTGAAGGAATTGAAGTCCCGATTGGATCATTTATTGCTGATATTATTGGGAAAGATGAAGAAGGTAGAAAAATTATTATAGAAAATCAATTATCGAAAACCGACCACAAGCATTTGGGCCAAATCATCACCTATGCTTCTGGCATCGATGCAAAAATTCAAATATGGATATGTAAAGAAGTCACAGAGGAACATCGGCGGGCAATAGATTGGTTGAATGAATTTACAACCTCCGAGGTAATATTCTTCGCTTGTGAAATCGAGTTGTGGAAAATTAATGAATCTTTATGCGCCCCTATGTTTAAAGTGGTTTCAAGTCCAAATGATTGGTCCAAAACAATTAAAACTAACCCAAGTGAAATAAAATCACCTCTTAAAAAAATTCGGTTAGAATTCTGGAATGGCTTTAAAGAATATATGACAGAAAAAGGAACGGATTTAAGATTGAGAACTCCAGGCTCTAACCATTGGTATACTGTATCTCTAGGCACATCCCATTTTAGTTTAGCCTGGACTATCAATACAAAAGAAAACCGATTGGGATGTGAACTTTATATGGGCGGGAAACCCGCAAAGAAATATTTTTCTAAGCTCTGTGAAATGAAAGAAGAAATCGAAAACGAAATTGGACCCCTAATTTGGATGGAATTGCCTGATAAAACAGCTTGCAGGATCATTGTTTACCATGATGGTGATATTAAAAACAAATCTCAATGGCCAGATCTCTATAATTGGCTCGGTGAAAAAGCGGAGGCGTTTCATTTGGCGTTCTCTAAAAGGGCAAAAAAAATATCAACTGAGCAGGAATAAAAGGCAGTTATGGAAAGGATTGAATAATGCCTAGTTATAATATTGGGAGTTTATTTGCAGGGATAGGTGGTATTGACCGTGGTTTTCAGGATGCGGGTTTTAAAATAAAATGGTCCAATGAAATTGACAAAAAAGCTTGTAAAACCTTTTCAGTCAATTTCAGTCACAAAATGTATTCCGGCGATATAAAAAATTTAATTGTAGCGAATTTGTCAAAAGTTGATGTTTTGACAGCTGGTTTTCCTTGTCAACCTTTTTCCATAGCTGGTTATAGAAAAGGGTTGATGGATGAGCGGGGAGGAGCTATTTTTTTTCAAATGATGCGGATAATAAAAGGATTAAAACCGAGAGTTATTTTCCTTGAAAATGTTAAAAATTTAACTACTCATGATAAGGGAAGAACGTTAAAGATTATAATGGAAGCTCTTATAGAGGCGGGATATCAATCCCCGAAGTATGCGATTTTAAACACTTGCGAATATTCTCAGTTGCCACAAAATCGGGAACGGCTTTTTATTGTTGGTTTTAAATATAAAAAAGATCAAGTCCGCTTTAATTTTCCAGAAAAAGAAAAGAAACAAAAAACCATTAAACAATTATTGGAAACAAAAATTCCAGAAAAATTTTATTATGATCAATTAGGATCAAAAATTTTTCCTACGTTGCAGAAAGCCATTACAAGAGTGGATACATGTTATCAATGGCGAAGGAAATATGTCCGGGAAAATAAAAGCAATATGTGCCCAACTCTAACAGCTAATATGGGGACCGGTGGCCATAATGTTCCTTTGATATTGGATAAGGGCCGAATAAGAAAACTGACCCCAAAAGAATGTGCCAAGTTTCAAGGCTTTCCAAAAGATTTTATTCTTCCAGAAAATATGACAAATTCGGACCTTTATAAACAGATTGGCAATAGTGTCAGCGTCCCAGTTGTAACTCGAATCGCACATAATATTCTGGAGGCCATTAGTAATTCATGAATAAAAAATTCACTGAAAAAAAATGGGAAATTAACCTTACTGGAATTTCTGAAGGAATTTTCAAACCGCAACATGGAACTGCAAATGAAATGATCGCTGTTGGAAGAACAATCAAAGCAGGATTCCCTACCTCCAGGTCAGATATTACAAATGCCACCTATGATGCAATCGTTGAAGTTGATGGGGGTAAAAAATTATTAAGAATCCAAATCAAAGGAACAACCACCGGGACTGTGTCTCTTATTGGTGGACATAGAAGTGGCAAACAAATAGATAAAAATGCACCAAAAAGAATATATAAATATTCAGAAAAAAATTGCGATATTTTTATTGGAATAAATTCTCATAATGGTGATTGCTACATAATCCCAGCATCACACCTTAAAAAATGGGGTGGTACTAAGGCATTATCAAAATTACAAGATTATAAGGAAAAATGGCAACATTTGGTCGATGTTGCAAAGAAAGCTTAAAACATAATGCCAAAAATGAGTAAATGAACGGGGATGTGTGATGGTGATAGTACCGTGGGAATATTACAATGTTTTGTGCGATAAAAGATTAGAAATATTTTGTTGCATTTTTTGTGGTGATAAAACAGAATCACGAGATCATGTCATATCAAAAGTTTTTTTAGATAAACCTTATCCAAACGAATTACCAACAATTGGTGCGTGTATAGATTGCAATCGAGGATTTTCTATGGATGAAGAATACCTTGCTTGTTTGATTGAATGTGTTTTGAGCGGAACTACCAACTATGAAAATATTAAACGAGAAAAAGTAAGACACATTTTAAAACGCAAACCCTCTTTAGTAATAAGATTAAAAAAAAGTAAAAAATCAACTTATGGGCAAATATGTTTTATCCCGGAAAATGATAGAGTCAAAAATATTATTATCAAAATTGCAAAGGCTCTAATAGGATTTGAGCTTACAAAACTGGTATTTCAAAAACCGTTTAAAGTAAGTTACTTACCGATTCCCAATATGACGCAAAAAGAAAGATTAAGTTTTGAAAGATTACCAGATTGTCTTTTGTGGCCAGAGATTGGTACAAGAACATTTCAAAGGATGGTTTTGGGAAATTTTGGAATGGGGAAAAACGCAATATGGTGCGATGTTCAACCAGGAAGGTTTCGTTTCTCAGCTATTCATTTACAAACAGAAATAATTATTCGCTTTGTCATCTCAGAATATCTGGCTTGTGAGGTTGTTTGGGATGATGATTGATTTTTAAGTAAATAACCCGGCCAAAAATGAGTAAATGAAGGGGGGTTGACCTACCTGAATCCTTTGCCAATTCCTGCGGCAATAAAAGATAAAGCTAATTTATTCATAGATATATTTTCAGCTTTTGCCATCGCCGCCAATCTTGCATGGAGTGATTTTGGTAATCGCTGGACATACTGGCCGCTGTGAGATTTCCCCGGTTTTGGTATTTCCTGTTTAAGGCTCTTGGCAATTTTCAGCCAATACCACACGGCGTCCTGCCCGTTTTTAAGCACATCTTCCAGTGTCTTCCCATCCGACATACAACCGGGCAGATCGGGATAGGTTATAAAAAACCCACCTCCAGCACCATCCTCCGGTAATATTGTCACCTCAAAAGGGTATTTCGTGATCTCTTTATCTTTTTTCATTTACAGATGATACCATATATGGTATCATTAAGGAAGCTAAATAAAGGAGGATGGGGATGAAGATATACTATCGTAAAACATTTAAAATCGGCCTGATATTTCTGGTCTCTTGGGCGATTCTATCCGCTGGTATTGCACGAGCGGATGCGCCGACCATTTCAACTGGTATTGGTTTCATGGAGATTTGTGAATCAAAAGAAACCCATTTTGTGTGGGCTTGCCTATCTTATATTGAGGGTTGGCGGTATGGTTTTTTTGCCGCACGGTACAAAGGGGGGGGAACCCACCAGTCTGAGTTTAATTTACCTGCTGAAGCAACCTATGACCAAATCAAAATGGTGGTGTTGAAATATTTACACGCTCATCCCGAAGAGCTTCACAAGGCCTCTTATTGGTTGATAAAAGATGCGCTTGTGGAAGCGTTCCCCTGGGAAAACAAACACAAGCTTGGGGTTCAAGGTTTTCTTAATTAATAATGGGGGATGGGGATGAAAGATGGAATGAAATTTTGGCTTTTCGTCCTTTTTATGATCAGCTTTTATTGGTCGTGGAAATATTTCACATCTACTTACTAATTATCAGGATTCCAAACCGGCCAAAAATGATTAAATAAAGGAGGATTAAATTATGTTAAAAAGGTTCAAACTTAAAATGCCGGATTTAGAGGGGTTGCAATATAATGGTGATAACCGTCAACAAATACTTGAATTTATAAGACCCAAAATTAAAATTTCTCTTGATTACGAAGAAGAATCCCCTAAAAAGTTGATTATTAATACAGCGGATGATGAACATCATCTTGAAATCGGAAGTTGGATTTTGAAATGGGAGGAACAAATGGGTATTAGTCTCGAATATAAATATGTATTTTTAGTCTGCAATGCCTTTATGGTTAGAATATTTTTAGAGGAAAAGAAATAGCTAGCGGAAAACCGGCCAAAAATGAGTAAATGAAGGGGGATGGGGGATGGGGGATGTGGGATTGGAAAATTTGGCGAATAACTGATTCTCCATTAAAAAATTTATTGCGATCTTTTGCCATAATAGGAATCGGAACGATCATTATTCCTGATAACCATTGGATGACCCATGTTGTTGTGGCGAATGAAGCTCTAAAGATGTATAGATTATGGGCCGAGGGAAGAGCTCTGGATAAAAAATTTAAGGCCGATATGAAAAAATACGTGGATGATATAAAAAAATGGCAAATAGCCAGCCAAAACTGAGTAAATGAAGGGGGATTGGGATGGAGAAAAATAAAATACCTAAAGCCACGCATTCAGGAATTCTTGAAATCGGGGAAATAAAAATTCAATGTTATGTTTTAGAAGATCGAACAAGGGTAATTTCCCAGGGCGGAATGGGAAAGGCACTTGGAAAAAGTCGAGGACGCGATTTAGCCGTTTTCTTAACAAGAAAGGGACTCAAACCCTTTATTTCTAAACAACTCCTCGACGACATCAAAAAACCCAGACTTTTCATTCCGCCGCATGGCGGAAAGCCTGGATATGCATATAAAGCAACGGTTCTAGCTGATATTTGTGAAGCTGTTTTAAAATGTAGAGCAGAAGGAAAACTTAAAGCCCAACTTAAACATATTGCGACACAATGTGAAATTCTTGTGCGAGCTTTTATGAAAGTTGGAATTATCGCATTGGTGGATGATGCGACTGAATTTTCCAAGCTGAAATCTGAATATAGACAATTATTTAAAGAGTTTATAAGAGATGAAGCGGGAAAATGGGAGAAGCAATTCCCAGATGATATTTATGATATTTTCTATAAAATTTATGAGCTTCCTAGGTCCGAGAATAAAAATAAGCACCCTTTATTTTTTGCTAATTTGACACGTAAATATATTTATGAGCCATTGGCTGGAAGCAATGGTGGGCTTTTAAAAATGCTTGATGAAAAAAATCCAATATTAATTTCAAATTCTGGGAAAAAAAAGAGAAAATTTAAATTTCACCAATTTCTTGAAAAAATAGGAATAAATACCCTCCAGCAACATATGTGGCAATTAATTGGTATTGGGAAGGCATCTTCAAATAAAAATTCATTTAATAGAAATTTTAATAGGACATTTTCTAAAAATTATCAATTCCATTTATTTGATGAAGATGAAGAATAACCAAAATAAGGCCGAATTTACATAATTTATCTTATGGAAATTAATAATAATATAAGAACTTGGCCACAAACCGTCCACAAGTCGAAAATCGGGGTTAAAGCGGGTTGTTAAGTCATTGATTTATAAAGTGGCCCCATCGTCTAGGGGTAAGGACGCTGGCCTCTCACGCCAGCGTCTTTCTCATATTATCAAAATACGAGCCATCGATTCTTTCCAGTTTCCTTTATTTTTCAATAGCATAGCCTACCTCGCTTTAACCCCATTCTCAAAAAGGCCAAATTTTAGGTGGCCACAAACCGTCCACAAGTCGCCATTTTAGGTTATTATAGGGGGTGTAATTCACAGGTGGCCACAAGTTGGCCACAAGTCGAAAGGGGGATGGATATGGAAATTTGGGTTATCAAAACCAAAGAACAACATCAAAAATATTTAAAGGAAATTGAGAAATTGATGGGGTTGTCTATTAAACTCAATTCCTTGGAATCAAAACGATTAGAATTGTTGGGAGTTTTGGTGGAGAAATATGAAAAGGAAAAATTTCCTTTTGAAATACCAACTGCCATCGAAGCTGTTAAATTTCGGATGGAACAGCAAAATTTATCCAGGAAAGATCTGATCCCTTATATGGGTTGCCGTAGTAGGGTTTCGGAATTCTTTTCTGGAAAACGCGCTTTATCAAAAAATGTCATCCGTTCACTAAGTGAGGGTCTTGAAATTCCAATAGAGATTCTATTTGGAAAATAACCTTGGCCACAAGTTGGCCACAAATCGAAAGGGGGATGGATAATGTCACCAGAAAAAGAAGAAGAAAAAATTAAAAACCAATCTGATTTACCATTTGCCAAATGGCGCGGGATAATAGATTTAGGCGGCAATGAGCTTGATTGTTATGTTTTGGACACTGGTCAAAGAGTAATTTCTATTCGTGCCACAATTAAAGCCATCGCAGATATTGACTCTGGAAACCTGGGCAGTTATATAGAGGCAAATGCACTTAAACCCTTTATAAATAACGATAAAATCCTGGGCGAACTTTTGGAGTTTTCGATCCCTGGAACACAATTAAAGGGTCTTGGTCTTACGACAGAACATTTTGAATTAATATGCCGTGGTTATGTGCAGGCTCTTTATACAAAAGCAGTTTTAACTGATAGGCAAACAGAAATCGCTATCAAATGCGCTGTATTGTCTGCTGGTTTGACAAGAACCGGTCTTGATGCCCTGGTCGATGAAGCCACAGGTTATCAATTTGAGCGTTCTACTGATGCTCTGCAAATTAAACTTAAAGCTTTTATTGCAGAGGAATTGCGTGCATGGGAAAAAACATTCCCTGATCAACTTTGGGAAGAATTTGGTCGTCTAACAAACTGGCAAGGAGCTCTGAGAAGTAGACCAAAATGGTGGGGTAAATTAGTTATAGAATTGATTTATGACACACTTGATCCTGACGTTGCAGAATATCTGAAGAACAACAAGCCAGAACCGGGCATTCATTGGCATAGGAGGTTAACCGAAAATTTAGGCGTCAGTCAGTTAGTCTCTCGGTGCTATGAGGTGATTGGTATGGCCAAAGTCTGTAAAGATATAAAACAACTCAGACAGATGGTCGCACAACATTATGGTAAAAAACCTTTGCAATTCACAATGTATTTCTATGAAAAATAATTTTGTAACCCTGACCAAAAAATTTTAAAGGTTCTAAATGAAATACATTTTAATCGTGGTGTGGTTGTCAGTGTCCGGGGAGGAGATCCACCAGGAAAATTTTGTGGATTATCCTACCCTCGAAGCTTGCGAAGCGCACCGGGATGATGCGTTGGGTCGAATCGGGAAAGAACATTACCCTTTTATGACTGACGAGCTATATACTCTGAAAGATGCCTATTGCAAAAAAAAGGAAGGGAAAATATAGCATGTGTGATCCTCAAAAAGATCTAAACCAAATTCAAAAAGAATCTCCATTTCTATTTTTCAAACTGTTACCAATTTTCTTTATCGTCGTTGTGGTTTTGTCCCTAATCGGGTTTACAATGTATAACCTGGGTATGCTCGGTCAAACTGAAATTGAACACAAAATAGTGGAAGACTCTACCCAACCCACTACGGCTATTCAAATGACTATCGCAAATGAAGAAGAACTCATCACGAAACTGGAAGGGAGATTGATGAACCCAAAATTGGACCAAAACATCCGGTTCAACCTCAATACGCAAATCATCTCGGCTCAACTACGAATCAACAGTGCAAAACGATTAAAAAAATGAAGCAAATTATATTTTTTGCCCTTATTTTGTTAATATTCTTGATCAGTCATAAAAGCTGTCAAACCAAAAGTCCTAAAAAGGGGGACATCGAATTTGCTGAAAGGACGTGCGGCCCTTCGGGGATGCTATGGAACCCTACAGACCCACGCACCGTGACAGACCAATTCGCCTCGTGGCGTTCACGGCCACGTCTTTTAATTTTGGGGCCTTCCGGGAAAATGTAAAACCGGTAAATCATGAGTACCGGAAGTGCTTCATTAATCGTGTCATTTTAATCTAGAAACCCAAAAAGGAAAAGCGAGTCATTCACGCAAAGAAAACCACAATCACAAAGCGAGTCAAAGTACCGAGAAACCCAAAAAAATATAGCGAGTCAAACGTCCGCAGAAAACCAGACCCAAAGAGCGAGTCAAATCATTTTAGAAAACCAATGGATTCAAGCGAGTCATGTTATGACAGAAAACCAATAAGCCAAAGCGTGTCATTATCTGGAAGAAACCCAAAGCATGTAAGCGTGTCAGTACTGATAAGAAAACCAGTGATAATAAGCGTGTCAAGTTGACTTAGAAACCCAATATAATAAAGCGAGTCAATAAGTTCTAGAAAACCACATAAAGTAAGCGTGTCAAACGTCCGCAGAAAACCAGACCCAAATAGCGAGTCATGTTATGACAGAAAACCAATAAGCCAAAGCGTGTCAAAATCACAAAGAAACCCAATGCCATATAGCGAGTCATGATATATGAGAAACCCATAGTGATAAAGCGCGTCATAAGAATTGAGAAACCCAGAGCCAAAGAGCGAGTCAATATTTCCAAGAAACCCAATATAATAAAGCGAGTCAAATCTATTGAGGAAACCAATAAATCTAAGCGTGTCAATACCAACTAGAAAACCAAAATCACAAAGCGAGTCATTACATTATAGAAACCCAGAAAAACGAAGCGTGTCATAATTATCAAGAAACCCAAAAAGCTGGAGCGAGTCAAATTTGACTAGAAACCCATAATAAGTAAGCGTGTCAAAATCACAAAGAAACCCAATGCCATATAGCGAGTCATACCATTACAGAAACCCAATGAAGCAGAGCGCGTCATTTCATCGAAGAAACCCATAGTGGTAAAGCGAGTCAATATTACGAAGAAACCCAAAGAGGAAAAGCGAGTCAAATTTGACTAGAAACCCATAATAAGTAAGCGTGTCAACTCAACCAAGAAACCCAGATTAATAAAGCGAGTCATTCAACAGTAGAAAACCACAGAAGAAAAGCGTGTCATTTTAATTGAGAAATCCAGAAAAAAGAAGCGAGTCAGTATAGCGAAGAAACCCATAGTGGTAAAGCGAGTCAATATTACGAAGAAACCCAAAATAGGGAAGCGAGTCATACCAGCCTAGGAAACCAAAGTATGTAAGCGAGTCATGTTGAGAAAGAAAACCACATAAAGTAAGCGTGTCAAACGTCCGAAGTAAACCAATGGAAAAGAGCGAGTCATTTCATCGAAGAAACCCATAGTGGTAAAGCGAGTCATTTGAAACTAGAAACCCAGGGTAAAGTAGCGCGTCATTAAAATAAAGAAAACCAAGAGAAAAAAGCGATTCAAATAATCTTAGAAAACCATATAAAGGAGACTGCCATGACCTAGATATATAAACCTCCCTGATAAATTCTCCCACACTCAGCCCTTCAATTAATTTTAATACCGGAGAATTAAAATGAAATCGATTTATTGTTGGAACAAAAGAATGGCATTAAAAAGGAAGCTGTCCATCTTGGCATATATGATCGTCCGTCTCAAAGACGATAGAAAAACTGTGCGGCCAAAAAAGTTTCCCGAATTTATCCGACCTTGCGGGGTGTGGTTGGACACTACCCAATCAGAATTTCGTTATCATCACATTGCCGCGTCTATGATGCGTGGTAAAACTATTGAAGAAATTGAAAGATTGCCAAAAGATCCAAATACCAAGGATTCTAGGATTCGACCTAATATGCGAATGGTCAACACAATTATGGAGGGTTGTTTGGATGAAAATGTATGTGCTGGTATTGAACAGCCTAACGAGGTCTCAGCAAGCGGTGCAGGGCGGCCATGCCCTGGCTGAATATATTATGCGGAAATGGGATAATGGCAGATTAACCGTTGAATGGGAAAATGGGGATCTTGTCTATCTCAGAGCAACTTGGGGTGAATTAATGCTTTATAATTCCGAATCTTCTAATAATGCCGTTGCTTTTTATGAACCGGATATGAGAGGCGAAATCACCGCTGTTGCCATGCTGGGCGATGACAAAGACATCCGCTTCAGGGGTTTTCGTTTGATGTAAACTTTTTCACAAGCCTATGTAGCAGATTGGAATGCAACTGGTTCTAAACCAGGTTATGCGGGTTCGATCCCCGCCATAGGCTTTTTTGGAGTACAATATCTGTACTATAAAGAAAGGACACATCCATGCCCGATAGTCACGGACAAATTCAAAGCGAAATCAAAGAGAAAATGCAATGCTGGGGTGAAGTGCTCGATGAAACTTTCAATGGCAAAGATTACAAAACAAAAGAGCCTAAATGGGGATTCGCTCTTTTGGTATTTCAGTTAGGGGAGGATGATGATGATGGAACGCATCGGATGAATTACATCAGCAATGCCAGAAGGCGAGATATGATCAAAGCCATGAAGGAATTCATCGCACGAGATGCCTTGAATAATTAATCCCCTGGCAACCGCTTTCCGTTTGGGTTAAGAACGCCCATTAAAACAGCCATGGTGTTTGAGGCGGCGGTGTGGTTGGCTCTTTTGATGCCGGACAGGATCAGGCCATCTATGCGGGGACGCAGAGAGTGCGTACCAACCATATGCTAGGGAAAAATTTGACGTGCGGTCCTTTGGGGAATGCTGTGGGTAAAGTCATTGAGCCCATGCACCGTGAAAGACGTAAACGCCTCGTGGCGTCACGGCCACGTCAATTTCCCATTAACAGTGGGGTAACAGTGGGAATATGGATTTAGTGAAATGCCTGAAATCAGCGAAAAAGATGCGGTGAAGGTGGCGAAATGGTTGGGGCCCGATATCGTTCGCGTCGAGTGGGTGAACGGAACAGCGAATTCTGAGTGTGACGGTATGTTATTGCCAACTAGCCACTGGCTTCTTTCCCCACCCGGCCAGGATGCGATTATGTATAAGGCTTTAAAAGATTACGGTTACATTACATTCGATGTTAATAAACCAAGAAATAAATGCAGGGTCCAAACCGGGAACGCTCAGTGCAGAGCCCCAACCCGTCAAGTTGCACTTATCAAAACGGTTTTGAAGATGATATAAATTAAATAATTCCGGCGAAACTGGTCCGCTGGGAAAAGGTCAGGTCTTTTGTCTGTGTTAAAATTCTCCACAGTGGAGGCAGAAGACCTGGCCTATAATAAATATTCTGAGTTTTGTATGATTAACTTTATTAAAAATTATTTCAAAATAGCAAGTAATATCAACCTTTGTTATCCTTGGATTCATCATTGGACAGATTGGAAATTTAAAATTAGAAAAAATTTGGAAACAGAAACTCCAATAAAATTCCGTACTTGCAGAAATTGCTTAAAGATTCAAACGCGGAATGTATTGAGATAGATAATCCAGTATGCACATTGCACTCTGGGTTTTTGTCAACATTAAATCGAAAAGATTATCATGAAAACAGCATACATTTTTTCCAAGATGCGTAATTAAATTCCCTTCTATTGTGGGAAAGTCGGCCAGTGAAATCTTTGTCAAGGGGCTGGCTCACTTTCTCCGCTGATTCTCTTTCCCCATAAATTTAGAGCGGTATCGCAGTGTTTGTGGTTTTACCAAAAGAACGGCACCTCTTACACAAACATTGCTTTACCGTTCTTCCTTCCTTCTTTCAATATGTTATCATTAAACCCAGAAAGGAATTCTATATCTAAAATCGTTCAAAATGTTTTTGTAATGTAAAAATTCAAAATGTGAGGATGCAATGAGAGAATTGATCTTGTTTATTTGCAAATCTCTAGTGGATTTGCCCGATTCTGTAAAAGTAAATGAAATAAATAGCTGCGGGTCAGTTATCGTTTATGAGATTTTTGTGGATAAAACAGATGTGGGAAAGATTATTGGTAAGCAAGGAATCACCGCAAGGGCTCTCCGAACGATTGTCAATGCGGTCGCATCAAAATTAAAAAAACGCGTGGTAATTGAAATTATTGAATAAAATATCATGGCATCCTATACATGGTTACAGGAAAAATATGATTTAGATGAATTTGAAGCTGCAGCTGTGGAATGGCAATATCGGTTTTGTGGAGATTTTCATTCGGCTCTTTGGCGAGCAATCGACAACGCAGATCCTATTAATTTACATTTATTGGCTTCCGGGTTTCCAGTTTATGTAAAATCTTATACATTATTTGCCTTCTATAATGATTGGTGGCCTGATGTTCAGAAAAAGATTCCTTTTGCTAGGAGTGAGTTAAAAAATGGCAAATGAAGAGTAAATTTCCATCAGGAGAATTAAAATGCCGCTCAAAAAAGGCAAGTCTCAAAAAACAATATCAAAGAATATCAGTGAGTTGGTGGCTTCTGGTCGCCCTCAAAAGCAGGCCGTGGCCATAGCCCTGGACACAGCAAGGAAACCTAAAACAACTCGCACTAGCAAAAGCAAAAAGCCCAAAAAACGTAAGACAACGAAATGAAGTGCCCTGCCCTACCCAAAATTGTCAGTTTTATAACTTACTGACCACATTTTCATTTTACTAATAAAAATTAATACAGTTAAACCTAATGATTTAATGGGTTTTATGCGTTTTTGCGTGGATTTTCATGACTTGGCACCTGGATTGCAAACTATCAAAAATATACAATTCATAATCGTCCAAAAGGAGACAATTCATGCTGACCAAATTAAACGCCCATAAGAATCAAAAGGGTTTCACCCTGATCGAGTTGTTGATCGTCATCGCTATCATTGGTATTTTGGCCGCAGTTGCCATTCCTCAGTTTGCCCAGTATCGCGCTCGTGCAAATGCTGCACAAATCACTTCAGATTTGCATAATGTATATTTGTCTTGTAAAGCTTTCTGGGGAACAGGACAGAATAATTCAACAAGCTTATGCACCATTGATGATGCTGGTATCTTGGGTCCACTGTATGGCTTTGTAGCAACCAATTTAATAACTTTAGAAATTACTACAGGGACTGAACGTGGCTTTATAGCCACCGGTACTCATCCAAATGTTTTAGATGATACTGATACTGAAGTTTTATTCACAGTAAGCGAAAATGGTAACGTTACTAATCCGGGCGGTTTCTAAGTAACATAATATAAAAGGCTGGGCGTCTTCTTACCGGTTTACGCCTACTTACAAGGAAGGGGAATCCGCCGACAACCGGGTTCCCCTTTGCCTGTTTTAACATCCCTTTCCTTCCCACCCCTATTCCCCCCCGACTTGTGGTATAATTCTCTGTGAAATTCACTCAGTGAACAAAATGATTGCGATAGAATTTTATGCAAGAGGATTTTAAATATTTTATTCTAAAAGATAAAATTCCAATTGCTTGCAGTCTATTGGATTGGGCGCGTTTTTTTAACACATTCTCCAATCGTTTCGTTGTTAGAAATGAACTGCTCGAAGGAGTGGTTGCTATTTCAACGGTGTTCCTTGGGATAGATCATAGTTTCAGTATGGAAAAGGATCACATTCCTGTTCTCTTTGAAACCATGATATTCGGTGGTACGCTCGATCAAACTATGAATCGATATTGCACCTGGGAACAAGCTGAAGAGGGTCATGCAAACATGGTGGCTCAGGTGAAGAAAAATCTTGAAAAATGGGATAAGGATTTAAAAAATCTCAGTCAGATAATTCCCAAAAAAAATGATGAATGATATTGAAAAAGAAGTTCGCGCTGAAGATATCAGGGCAATAAATAAAGCCGGTGACCCTAATATTTGGAGAGAGGTTGCTGACCGGTTCGGCGTAGAAGTTGTGATATTCATATCAAAAAAAGCCGAAAAAACCAGGCTGGACGTGCCCGCATATAAAAGATTGTTGGCTCCGGCTCTTGACCGCAATCTTAAAATAACCCACCTATAGTTTCCCCCTTAACAACCTCCCTTACCCTCCATCTGTTCCACAACAAACAATTTCCGTAAAATCCAAACAGAATTTATCAATTTTGTTTGGAGAAACTTGTGCAAATCAGCAGGGATTTTTTTCAATCCGAATTTGAGTGTCCCTGCATACTTTGCAAAGAATCCGGCCACAGCACATTTGTAATTGACAATCTACTTTTGGATAAGTTACAGGAAGTGCGCGATGAACTCAAACAACCCATTGTCATTAATTCTGGCTTCCGGTGCGACACCCATAACAAAACAGTTGGCGGAAAAACCACATCCTCACATTTACTTGGAAGAGCTGCGGATATTGGCATTCTCGTACCATCTTATCGTTATGAACTTCTACGTATCTTGCTCACTAAATTCAACCGCATAGGCATCGGTAAAGAATTCATCCATGTCGATGTCGATCATGACAAAACCCAAAATTTAACTTGGGTTTATTGATATGCCTCTATCAATCGAACGCTCGGCCCCCATCGATGTAACAAAAACCAACCCCATTCAAAGGCTGTTCTCCGTTGGTGATAAAGACACTATAGGCAGTTTTACTATTGCCTTCGATAACACCAATCCATTCCCCCATATTGAACTTGTCATACAAACGGGTTTGGGCCTGGGTTTTATAGATTTGGGTAGCATTGTGATCGAAAGCTTCATGCTGGATCTAGACCTTGGCATCATGTTTGACCAGGACTTGAACCCAATGTATTCGGAGCCTTACCCATAATGGGCACTTCACACGCCCTTTCATTGGGCCAAAATAACCACGCCTTCACCGCCAACCCAAATGTCTTGGGGACAGGATACTCCGACATCGCGGCCAGAGATGCGGATTCCATATTTAACACAAACGCAGACAACATCAATAATGTAGTCCGGGTCGAGGATTCGGACGGCGGTGGGACCGTTGGATATTTCGTGCTTGTGTCCACTGTGCCGCTTTGGGTAGGAATCGCAGGAGCCATTGGCCCTGGCACTGATACGTGGACTGCGTTGCTCGATACGCCGGGTGCAATATCGGCTGGTTTGGTGGTGCAAGGCAACGCCGGTGGGACGGCTCTTGAATTTGGTCAGGATTTAAATACAACTGGAAACCCGATATTCAACCTTCTCAGCCTTGCTGGTAATCTTGTATTCACGGGTGTTGGAACCGGGACGATTATCAGTGTTGGTGATCTTTTAATAAACCCTGTTAGTGGTGATTTTAGAGTCAGTGCATCCGTTATTCCTGATTTTGACGACAATGATTTTCTAGGCACGGCTTCAAACCGATGGCTTGGCCTATTCATAGGGGGTGTTACCGCACCTGCTGAAATCAATTTTAAAGATGATCTTGAGTTCAACGCAACTGGGTCGGGCACGATTGCATCTCGACTGGCCACCACGTCTACTGATGTTGACCTTGAAATCATTGCACCGAATATTGCGGGTCGGGCAAGTCTTAATTTCAGAGATGTCAGTGATGTGTTGCGTTCATCTATTGAGTTTGACGATGGCTTAGATCAGCTGATTATTAATAGTGACACGATTTTAACTTTAGACGCCACCACACTGATCGAGGCAAAACAAAATTTTACCCTTTCGCATACCCAGAACGGGTCAGATGTTTTTCTTGAGGTGATCAATGAAAGTCTCACTCCCGGCAGTGGTGCTGTTCTTTTTCTTGGCGTGGCTGGTTCAACAGCCGGTGATCCTTATATTCATTTTGGCGTGACTGCTGGTGAACAATGGTCTATGGGGGCGGACAACTCATTCGGCGACCAGTTCAAAATATCAAACAGTGCCATTCTCGGTGTCAATGACTTCCTGGTCATTAATCCAGATACCAATATTATCACTATATCCGCCGACTTGGTTCCGGATACCGATGGTGGCCGGAATTTAGGATCGGTACTCTTGCGTTGGAATACATTTTTCACTGCTTCGGTGATTGATTATATTGGCCCGTTGGAATTTACCAGTCAAGACGGGACGCACATGACGTTTAATACTAGCCCGACCACTTCTGACATTAATATTTTCTCTCCTGATGCTGTAGCTGGTAAAGCACAGATCAATTTATTTGACAGCTTGGGCGCACAACAGGCATCGCTTCAATTTGATGAAGCAACGGGTTTTATGGACTTGGTTTCTGATAGCACTATTGGCTTACAAGTCGGGTCGGGTGGTTCTGTTGGAATTCAACAATTAGGTGGTGGCGCAACCTTTAAGGTGTTCGACCTCGTTAACTCATCTGGTTCATTCGGTGCTTCGGTTGCAAGCTATGTTGGGAGCATTACACCTATTGGAAATATCACGGCAAATCCTGGAGACATTTATTATCGGGCAGTTGCGGCGAACCCCGAATTTTGGATTCACAAGGGCAGTGGATCGGACGATTCAAGTTGGGAAGAAATCCCCAGCATCCCTGGAGGCTTCACCGGAACGCTTGTCACCACGCCGGATGTTCTGACTGATTTGGCCATTGTGATTGGCGGCGGCACAAGTGTTGTTCAATCCGGGGATGGGGGCATTGCCGGAACGGTCACGCTTGATGCGGACGCTATTACTTTCAC